TGGCACATTGCTGCAGTTGTTGATTCAGTATATCACTATTCATATGGGCCTGAAAAGTCTATAGTTTTCATGCCGGTAGTCATGCCGGTAATGCCGGTAGTCATGCCGGTAGTAGAAAATTATAATTGTTTTGTAAATTTTTCGGATTTTTGCCGACTAGGCCGTTTATATCCACTCTCTGAGAACATTTATGCAGCTTCTACAGCGCATTAACCCCGTTTATTTACCGTTTCTAATCGGTCTCATATCCGAGATTCCTGTTCGATAGAAGAGATCCCGGGATGAGGAGTAATGTATGATATACGAGATACAGGGCAAAAGAGGGCTAAAAAACGAAGAAAAGTCGATGATTGGTGGTCTCTCTCTATGGATTCTTAATGAATCTTATAGTTATTATTCTTCAAGTTCTTTGATACGATGTTCTAATGTTCTTATAGTTGTATGAATATGTCCGGTTTCTTCAGGTTTGATCATAGTTCTCAACCATTCTACTTCTTCTTTAAGTACTATGCGATACATTGTACATGGATATAAAGATTGTGCTGTTCGCGTTCTTTTATCTTCTTTCATAATTAATGATTTCCAACTCCTTGATCATTGATTTTTCTTGTGGGTGTAATTGTTTCTATTATAGCTTTTGTTATGTCATATGGATTAGCATTGCCTGCTGGTCGTCTATCTTCTAGGTAACCTGTTGTATAGTTTGATTCAACTGTCTCCGGTGGTATCCTTACGCTAGCACCTCTATTACCCTCACCATAAGTAAACTCGTCTATTGATGCTGTCTCATGCTTACCTGTCATTCGTTGATCATTGTCTTTGCCATATACAGCTATGTGTTCGGCATGTCTTTCTTTCAGTGCCTCTAAGACTTGCATATAGACCTCGTGTGATGAGTTGTTTCTCATCTCGCTTGTACTAAAATTTGTATGCATGCCGGAACCATTCCAGTCTCCTTTGATGGGTTTGGGTTCTCTATTAATATCACAATCATGTTCTTCTGCAATACGCTCGAGCAGATATCGTGACATCCAGAGGTCGTCACCAGCATTTTTTGCACCTTTACTGAACACCTGATATTCCCATTGACCGAGAGCTACTTCTGCGTTCGTACCCGTGATCGGGATCTCTGCTTCTATGCATGCTTCCATGTGGTCAGTTACTATATCTCTTCCAGCAACTTTGCTTGCTCCCACACCGCAGTAATATGGTCCTTGAGGTCCTGGAATAACTAGACCTTCAGGCCAGCCAACGGGCTTTGCTTTCTGTCCGAATTGCGTCGATTGTTTGGTGATGAAGTATTCTTGTTCGAATCCAAACCAGTAACTATCGGAGTCAACAAACGTTATTGCCTCTCTCTTTTCGGTTGAACACATGACGAGCCAACCACTAAAATGAAATGGATTATGATAGATTTTGACGGGAATTAGTTTGCGATCTGAATCATCGCCAGGTGCTTGACCAGTTGACGATCCGTCATAACCCCAGAGCGGCACGTCTCTCAGGTCATTAATCTCTATGCTTGTAATCTTTATTTTACTGCGTAATTGGTCGTTTACGTCGAGCCAAACGTATTCTAGTAGTGTCTGCGTGGCCACGTCTTCCTCTCTCCCGAAATGCATTTTTGTTCTCTTTCTATAGTGAGTAGAGGTTCCTGACAGGAGATACGTTGGAGCGAAGCGCCTTATTTTACACTCCCCTATCTCCTTTGTTGCTTCCACAACAATATCCGCTTAAAGCCTAAGTCCCGTCTGGCATTGCCCGTGCGCACGCGAAGGTGAGCGAGAAGGTTGCTGGTCGACTTGCTGGTTCGGTAAGTGGCTAGTCAAGACCTCTATTATAACACCAAGAGTAACTGAATCGTTACTAATGTTATTTGTATTTGTACTAGGTTTAGTATAATTAAATTTAAAATTATTTTCTTCACTCTTCGTCCTTGTAGAGAGCTTTCATATATAGCCAAAACGAAACGGTTGATTCATCGCCCTCGTGTCTAGTCTTTTTCATCGTTTTTCTTTATCTTCTTCTGAAGTTCTCTTTCTTCTTTATAAGTTTGTGCTTCTTCTTTCATGCTGTCTGTTATCATCTTCACACCTGCGGCAATAGTAAACTTAATTAGATTCCAAAAAATTTTAATTCTTATCCACATCATCATACCTTCTCCACCTGCCCTATTCTCTCGTATTCTTCTAGTTGAGCCATAAGATCATTGTTTGCTCCCGCTAGATAATCAATACGTTTTAGGTACCTGCGCTTACAGGCTTCTTCTATCTTTGCTACCAGTCCTTTATAGTAAACGAGTTGTGCTAGTCTATTCATCGTCTTATTCCGCGTGCTTCTTTATGTAAATTTTCTAATCTTTTAAGGTGGGCTTTCCGCTGTTGGATCTCATCGGTCTTCGGTGGCTTATCGAATCGGCTTTCGTCGCCTAGATCAATCTCACAGATCTGTTTAATCAATTCGGCTTCTACTTTCTTGTATTCCTCCGTACCCGGTTTCAGGTGATGCAGAGGCGATTCAATTCCTTTAGCCACTTTTACTCTCTAATTTTTATTATAATTATATTATAGTATATTTTGATTCAAATGTCAACAGGAAAATTAGTGTGGATATCGTCAAAGTCAGTCTCAAATCTGCTCCGCCAATAGTCCTTGCATTCTTGAGAAATCTCTATCATTTTAGAACCACACTCTCGCGTTTCCTTCTCGTACTTTTCATCTTCTTCTGTCTTCTTTCTTTCCATTTTCTACTTTCTTATACCAAGCAGCTACTACATATCATTAGTTAACCTGTTGTTCCCAATTCGCTTCATCGTGATTCAAACGTATCTTATCCTGCAAATATTCTGTAGGAGAAATTGGTAGGTGTTTATCTGGTTCTTCTGTAAAATTTTTGATCAATACGTCTCTACCTGGATCAACAAAATAAGGCATTGTATAGCGAGATTTTGTATGATCTCTATTAATGACTCTATGATTGGTTGATTTCAACGTATCATTAGACCATCTTTGAAACATGTCTGCTACATTCAATACTATAGAGTTTTCTACTATGGGAGCTTCAATCCATTCTCCTGTTTCTCTATCTTCAACCTGAAGTCCTCCCGTATCGTCGAATCGCCAGAGTAGAGTAATGGAACCATAATCTGTGTGTTCTCCGCCCCTATAGGTTTGCGGACCACGGACTACTCTAGGCGCAACAGCTGGATAGTGAATCATTCGCATAGTAGCGGAACCGTCTACGTGCTTATCTACTAAATATTTTTTTTTGAGTTTGAACATGCTTTCAAACTTGTCGAAAAACTGATAAGAGAGTTGTTGAGAGATCTGAAGAATCTGTTGAGCTAACGATTTGAGCTCTGAAATCTCTGTCGGCCAGTACTGCTCTTGCATCCTTACTGGATCAACCCAGTTATACGACTCTTTCATATCACCTGGTCGACTCTGAATATAACCCATCTCTCCCCAGCCAGCGCGGCACGTTACAGATCCTTTTACTCCGCTATATGCGTATTTCTTTTTCGCATCTAATGGTAGTTGGAAGAACTCTTCCATAAGTTGCTTCCAGTCTTGGAATTCTGATAGCCACTCATTATAGACATTGGTGAAGACAGCGAATCCACAAGTAGTATATGCTCTGTGCATTTCTTCTATGCAAGTTTTACTTCTGAAATCAATTATTGGGATGGCCATTTTTGTTCGAATTCGACTTTCATTTCTTAGTTGTTGTTTTTTTCTTCTTTTTAGGTTTTAGACCTGCTGCTTTCTTAGCTTTCGGCTTGCTAGTAGTCTTTTTTTGTACTTCTTTTTGTTGTACTCTTTGTGTGTCTTTTCCGTCCTCTGGCCAGCCATTAAGCCACGACGTAAATTTAGTCCATACACTCATATTTTTCTCCACTTATATTATATTCATATTGTTTTTCTTTAACTGCATTGTTAAAGACATTTCACCTGCATTATTACTCAGGCATTTTTAGTTTTGATAATTTATTCCTATCTCTTTTCTTCTTTTCCAGCCACTTAGATGCCGGTGGCGGCGGCTCTTCAAAGACACATTCGGCCTTTATTTCATCTAGCATATTATTATATACCCAAGACACTCGCGGCAAAGACACATCACTATTATGCCCTCTATTCGCTATGTCATTAATCTGTTCTGCGATGTCTATACATTCTTGGAAATCGGTAGCAGGAAATTCAAGTCGAGTATGTTTCACCGCATCTGGAGTATTTGTCCAAATAGCAAGATATATAATTATTACCCATTTCATAATATATTTTATGCTTTATTTTTTTGGTTCGTCGGGGAGGTATCGTCTACTCTTTTTAAGGATCTTGTCTTTTCGCTTCTTTTTTTCTTTTTGCTTCTCTTTCTCTTTATCTGTTGGAGCTAGCATAGGTGGGCTTTCTTGAGTATCCGAATACGAAGGTCTTACAGCAGCAGCAAATGATGTAGTTGAGAGTTTTTCTGTAGGGTGAGCTTCGAAGAAGTCTCTAAATTCTTTAAATGTTTTCATATTGCGTTTAATTTATTTGATATCCATTCATAAGGGTCACCATCGCGAGCTTTTATCACTCCGTATGGCATATCCGTCTGCCAGTGATTCATTAATGCATCATATAACTTTGGCAAATCTAATAAATCTTCTTTACCATCTTTAAATGCTTTGTAATCTTTAGCATGTGCATTGAGAATCGTTTGAAGTTCACGATCCATGCGTAATTCTTGTACGTTGATCACATGCTCTATAAATGTTTTCATCCGGTCAATTTCCTTTTCTTATTCCACACTCCAAGAAATCCACCCTTATAATATATGTGTGGTTCTCCGCCTTTTTTGAATGACTTCGTTAGGGTCTTTTCAGCTTTTACAACATCTTTTTTATCTACCCATAGCTTACCATCTTCCCAATAGCTTTTAATACCAGCGTCATCTAATGCCATGTTAGCCTGGAGCTTATTACTCTCATCAACTCTTTCTTTCTTTTTAGCAGCTACACCGAATTTAAATGCTTGATAATCTTTCTTAGCTGCTTGGAAATCTGCACGTTTCGATTTAATATTTTGTCCTGGTGGTTGACTAGTGTCTCCAACCCTTGAAGCGGCTACTTTAGATACAGCTCTTTGGTCATCAGCTTTCTTTTTAGCTCCTTGCTCTGCGCGTTGTAACAATTTTTTCGAAACTTCGTTGACGTTATCTTCTTTATCTTCTGTCGCTTTCTTTATTGCTTTCTTGGCTACGTGCTTTATTGCTGCTCTGGCAACGAACGCACCGATTGGTCCGAGTTCTTTAACCTCAACTTCGTCATAAAAAGTACCTCTGGTAGCTTGCTTTCCTGGGTTTCTCCGCTTTTCTCTTCCGACTGTGGTTTTAAACAAACTTCTGGAAATTGGACCTTCCGGTTGTTTTTCAACTTTTCCACCTTTCTTTTTAAAAGCAGCGATTTTGTCAGCGTAATCGCTTTCTTTTTCATCAATGACATCTTCCTTTTTAAAAGCTGTATCCCGTTGTCTAACATCGACGGCTGCACTGAATTTTCCGGCTTGTTTTTCTTTCTTTGCTGCCTTTTTACCTGCTTCAGCAGCACCAAAAGCGTGTCCTTTACCAGGAACCTTCAAAGCCCAAGCTTGTGCGTCTCTTTGTGTCTCGGCTTCATCACCGGCTCGCTTCGCTGCGCGCTTTAAAAGACCAGTTGTAACTTCAGCGAAAGTCTTCATTGTTCTGCCTGATTCATCTATCATTTTTCCATCCTTGTAGTGAGCAGCATGTTTATGATCACCACCGCCTTTACGAATCTTATCTAATTTTTTATCATCCTGATATCTACTTGTACTATAATTTTGACCGGTTTTTGTATTTTTAATACTATACTGCGGTCTTTTTAAACTGTTTATGAACTGCATTTCTTTTTGCCCTTCTGGAAGTTTAACAGTTCCTCCAGCTCTTACAATTTTAAGCTTTCTTTTAGTTTCCGGAGAAGAAGGAGTTTCTCTAGCCTTCTTCCTCATCTCTGATTCTTTTCTTTTATTATCATACATATCTATGCCGGATGAATCAACTTCATCAATCTCAACACCTTCATTTGTCCGAAAGCCGGCTTGTACTGGATTATCTATTGTACCAAAAACATATTGGTGCAGATCTTTAGGTATAATCTTTTTGGCTTTCTTTTCCATATCTCTTTGAACATATATTCTGTCTCCAAAGTACTGCGAAACAGCATACTTTGCTGGTATACCCTTTTTCTTTAAGAGTCCTACTGCTTTCTCTGAATCTTTTTTAATTTCTGGATGCTTCCTACCTTTAGGATCAGGTTTTGACTTGTCTCTGCTGTCTTCATTCACTCCTCCCTTTCCCCACTTCTTTCCGCCTCTAGGTGGATCAAGTTGAATATCTGGTTGACCCTTCTTAAACTTATGAACGGTTGTTGTGCCTTCTCTAGTATGTCCTTGTAATTGACGTTTTAGAGTTTTTGCTTCTTTTTTCGACAGTCCACCGATGCCATCAACCCATGCGTCCTTGTCTACTGTAGAAGTTTTATTGCCCATTTTCATTTGATATTTTTTAACATAATTATTCAAATTGGCTTCTTTATTAAAAAATTTTTGAAAGTCCTCGGTACTTGGACGACTTGTAAGGCCTAGCTTCTGCAGCTTTTTCTTTTTCTCATCCGTATCTGTTAGAGCTTTGGATCTTATGTCAGGGCGATCAGGCTTCACTTGACCCATAGAATCTGTTCCACCGCACTGCTTTGCAGCCAATGACCCTGGAGCTTTGGACAATCCGGGAGTGTCGCAAAATGGGGGTCTCTCTTGGAGATTTTCTGACATAGTTTCCTTCTAAAAAAGTTTATATTATATCATTACTATTTATTATAATTCAGTCCTCTGCATTCATTTGACGATAATATGAATGCCTTCTTCTTTCTTTTGTATTGCCCAACCATCTGTAAGTAGTACAGAGAGTACACTTAGGACTTCTTTTCCGCCAACCTTTTCGCTTTCTCTTACCTACTTTCTTACTCAAATTCCCACCACTGGGTCTTCTTCAACTAAAAGCTGAGGATCTTGACGCATTCTTAACTCTTCTCCAATTCCTTCTCTAAATCTAAGTTCTTCTTGTAATTTAATGAGTAAACTCCTCATTTCTGAGGTTGACATATTTTTAATATCCATTACGCTCCAAGTTTCCATGTTTCCTTTAATCATTTGTTAAGGTTGGTTCGCCTCTATCGTAAAATTTCCACTCGCCTTTCCTACAAGGACTTTGTTTTCTTTTTCCCCAGGCTCTATCTGTATATACCTTTTGTGTTCCTTCACACTCTGCAAAAAAAGGTGTCATTCCGTCCGGCCAATTGTTGCTCTTTGATGAACAAGATGATCCTATTATTATTGCAAATACTATTATTACTATTAATTTCCATTTCATTCGTTTATTTCCTCTTGAATAATTGGGCTCGACTTATGAGCTGAAGTCGAATGAGTTAATGTTTTAATCTCTACTGCCCTATCCAAGAGCATGTGCTCGATCTTAATGGGTTCCATCTCCATAAATTCCACTAGAACTTCATTTGAAGAAAATTCTGCACATGAATATACATCACATTGCACTAATGCCGGAGATGTTTCATCCCAGATATGTATTGCTATGTGACTTGTTTCTATCATTACTATTGCTGTTAAACCACGATTACCTTCCTTGGACACATAAGCAGCGTATGGGCCCTTGATAATTTTCATCTCTATTTTGTTTACTAAATTTCGAAGCCATTTTTTAATTTCTTTTTCACCCGTCATCGGGTTATTCACCTCAGCCCTAATAATCAAATGCTTATGTTCAGGCATCCTCTCTCTCCTGTTATAAATGCTGAGGGCGTGTCGTCGGAACGACACTCCGAGCCCCCAATAAATTAATTACATTTATATAATGAATAACTCCAAGTAAGTTCTTCTCCAGATTCAATGTCTCTTAAAGCACCAATCCACCAAGTTTTAGGATCCATCAAAAGTTTGAAACAATTAGGATCATCAGAGTGATTACCAAATCCTCCTAGAGGAGTTCTAATGTATCCGTTTTCAGAGCTTTCATTTGCGTGATGGGTAACTCCAATTACTGTTTGCGCCGCAATTTTCTCTGTTGCGAAAAGTCCTAAGCCAGATATTGAAGATTCTTTAATTGTTACATAGTGGGGCAGTGGTTTATACATATTATTATTTATATTTCTTAATTATAAACTATATCGTCTTCTTCCACTTTTTTAATTGATTTTATATTTTTCGTTTGTAATTCCGCATGGTACTTCATATGAGCTCCGATGAGCTTATCTTCGTCATAGCATTTTTCAGCTTGTATCTGCTGAGCTGTTTCAACTGCATCTTCTGGATTATCGAACCATTCACTTTTCCACGTTCCTTTAGCTACAATTGTTCTGGGGTTTGTATATACAATTCCAGATTCTTCCGATGTCCACCAAAGATGTAACATTCCGATATATCCTATTTGTGGTGGAGCTTCAAATCCTTGTAAAATATGTCTTATTCCCATGCTTTGAAGAAATGGAAACTCTGTTGTATTATAAAACTTATAACGAAATTGAGTTTCCATAGCATGTCGCATGTCTTTTAGCATCTTCTCTCTATTATTCTCTTCATCCATATTAAATCTCCAATAAATGCCTTCTGTTATACTCTAATTTGTCTTGAATATTATGTAGTTTCTTATTAAGAATATTCTTATTCATATCCAGAATGTCTTTTATCTGAGTCATTATTGCTTCATGTCTATATCTAAATGACTCTATCTCATCAAAACTATAATCAAATAATTCGTCGTATAATTTAAACCCTAATTTTTCAAATATCTTATACCAGCCAGCACCTCCGATAACAAGAAATGGCTTACAGTGTCCTAATGGCCTACACGTTTTCTCACTAAAATACCATTGACGTACTTGTTGTGTTTCACAAACTAAATCTATCTCTGACTCTAACCATTCCTGTACCGGTAAGAAATCATGAAATGCTTCTGGATCGTCTTCAAAACCGTCTGTAAACGGTGTCTGAAATGTGATTCGTTTAGTCATATCGAATACGCCATTACTCATATTATATTCACATGGTAAATCAACATACAATGTCTCATTCGAATCCACCTGTGTTACCCACTTTTGCTTATACTTTATAGCATTTCCGTCTTTCACCCAATTCCAAGATATATATGATTGTAATCTATCCAAATAAGACATAAACGACTCATCAGTAGTATTACCCTTTTCTCCCATAGTATGAATTTCTGTATTATTATATGAATATATAAATCCTGATTGACCTGCTAACTCTCTAAGAGTTAATACTCTAGTTATTCTCGGCAGATTCACCATGCAAATCACTCGATACTTTTTAGGAAAGTCTACATCTTCTATAGAATGATATAATTCTCTAAATTTTCTTAATCTGGAAGCAAACACATATCTATGCCATGATGGGCTATCATTTGCGGGTCCCTGTAAATTATTCCAATTACTCATATATAAACTCCGTTATTTCTTCTCCTTCTACGTGGTATAAGTTTTCATGAAATTCTTCTGAGAGTGTTGTATCATAAAAGAAATTAGAAATAATATTATACAAAACTACATGGTTCGGATATGATAAATGATTCTTACGTTTGCTTTCAATTTCATGACGAATAATTCCATCATGAAATTCATTACCACATACTTCACGTAATTGAGTATCTACGATTTTAAAGTTTGAGTCATTAAGAGTTGACCAATCATACGGCACATCTTTAAATACATTTTTTTCAGTTGTTAATACTAATGTTTTCATGTTGTGCCATTTTAAAAATAAACATGTATAAAAAGCCCACATTTTAATCTCAGGTTTGAAGGTATCATATGCACCTATAACTTTTTCCATATTATTATAGACACTACCTCCAATTTCATATCCTTCACCAGATTCACCCTTTCTACAAAAATCATCTATATTTTCTCCAGATTTATATGCTCTATACATATCTTCTGCGGCACCGGCATGTATTGGTTCATCAAGAAAAGGAAATGGTAATCGATTTCTATCTGTTAATAAAAATATAAATTTTGCGGTATTCCTAACACCCCGCTCTTGTAATTCGCGTAATGAGACGTATGTACTTCGACCGCCATTTGAATTAACATCAATGGCTTCATGTTTCTTTAATTGATTTTGCCAGCACAGATCACCGTTAGCAAAATCCCAGTTATAGTCTGGGTTTTCATCATAGTCACAATAACTATCGCCGAATATCAAATACATACTTATCTTGATCTTTGTTAAATATTTCCAAAACTTCTGCGTCGCTTTTAGTTAACCCCTCTTCACGAAACATATCAACCATATCTATGTGTTGCAATTTGTCTAGGGCCTTATAATTATATTCCCTCTTCTCAGAAAGACTCTTACATCTATCTATTAATTCAGATGTAGGAATTTTTAAGATTCCTTTTATTTGTGTTATAACTGAATCTAATCTTTCTTTATAAGGTTTGTCATCAAATGAATAGTCGAATAATTCATCGTATAATTTAAAACCCATATTCTTAAGAGCTTGATGGATATATCTTGGACCTAAAATAATGAATGGTTTCTTATATAACATAGGTTTATATGCTTTTTCTGTTAATACAGTCCCAGCTGAAATACAATAAGCTTCCGTCACGAGATCAATACAACTTTCAATATATTCTAAGGGTACGCTTTCTTCCCGCGATTGTTGTTTCAGTCCCCATTCCTCTAATAAATCTTCTCGAGTTCGTTCCTTTAAAGGCTTTTTATTTTTATCTGTCTCGTTTAACTCTGTTAATTCATTTAATAATTCTACTTCACCATCATCTTTAAAAAATGAATTAATTTGATCTTCATCTTCAAACGGATAGTATGAATATATAAACCTCTCCTCACCCTGTAAAGCTCTCAGTAAATCTATTCTATGAGGTTTTCGAGTGCAATTTAACGATACAACATTATATTTAAAATCTAAATCTAATTCATAAGAACGATTCCTATCTCGCGTATTTCTTAAAAACTGTGGTATGCATACCTCAGGATAGATCACAGGCTTTAAATTACTATCTACTTCGAATCGTTCTATGTTAGAATGTATATTAAAATCACCTGTAATATAATATACGTTTTTGCCTTTAAAATCTAAAGTTAAAAGATTATATAAAACATAGTCAGTATATTGATATCTATCATCTGATGTTTTTAATGGGCTAAATCTATCTGTTTCCCCATCAAAAAATATCATATCATCATCATTTAATAATTCATCTAATAATGCTTGATTTACTTGATGGTTATTACTTTGTCGTATTCCTAAAATAAAAGATGTTCTGTCTCCAGGAACATAGAATCTCATAGATAGAATCCAGATATTTGAAGAGTATATTTGTCTTTCAATCCACAATTACCACTTAAATGTAAATGGCTTGGATCCCATAGATATCCTTCAGCCGCACTCCAATGGGTGCTTGATTGCCAATCATGATTTTCATCTTGATAATGCATCAGGTGTCCTGGTTCCCAATCTTGCAAATATATATTTGCTCTTACTTTGGGTCTAGTATCATTTGGATATTCATTTTTAAATTTAAAAAATGTATCTCTATGTAGAGTAACAGTATTACCTGGTGGCTGAAGTATTGTGCTAACTGTAATTACCTCCATCTTTAATTGTTCACCCAATACTTTATAATCTACATCTCCATCATTAAACCATAATTGTTGTATTCTTGTATTATCTTCGGTATAGGTTTCAGGAAAACCTCCTGCTATTTCATGTAAATCTTTTTGTTCTGCAGTTTGATAGCTGATACAACTACCACGATGTTGGTTATAATCTGCATCTAAAAATACACTCAAATCATAATCTAATTTAATATCTTCAATCATGTTATACCTTTCTCTTTATCTATTTGCTTTGTGACCTTAAACACATCGGTATATTCTCTACACTCTAATAATTGTTTTTTATTATAATATATTTTGTCTTGAATGTCCAGTATTTTTTTATCGAGTACACTTTTATCCATATTTAGAATGTCTTTCATTTGAGCCATGATCGCCCCATGCCTATATCTAAATGATTCTATTTCATCAAAACTATAATCAAATAGTTCATCATATAATTTAAACCCTAATTGTTCAAATATCTTATACCATCCAGCACACCCAACAACAAGAAATGGCTTACAATGAGCCAATGCTTTACATGTCTTATCACTCAAACCAAAAGCTCTTATATGATATGTTTCAATAATTAAATCTATCTCTGATTCTAACCACTCCTGGACTGGTAAGAAATCATGATATGCATCTGTGTCGTCTTCAAAACCTTGTGTAAAAGGCGTTTTAAAATGGATTCGTTTAGTTTGATCAAACCTTTCATTACTCATATTAAATCCACATGATAGATCAACATACTTTGTCTCATCACTTCTATTATTAAATTCTATAGCGTCTCCATTCTTTACCCACTTCCAAGAGCTCTTAGGATGCATTCTTTCTACGAATGATGTAAAGAACTCATCAGTTTCGGAGCCGTCTCTTCCTATGCTATTAACTTCTGTGCAGTTGAATGAATATATGAATCCGGGTATACCTGCTAATTCTCTAAGTGTTAATACTCTAGATATCTTCGGTTGATTAACCATGCTAATCACCCGATATTTTACAGGGATACCCATATCTTCTACAGGTTGATATAACTCATAAAATTTTCGTAATCTAGAGGCACAGATATCTCTAGCGCTTGATGGTACTAGAGGATACATAGTAATTCGCATTTTAGGCTTAACTAATTCACACCAATCATTATAGATATGTTCTGCATTTGCATCGCCATTAAGATACCATATTTTATTATCGGGATGAGAATAATTATGAATTATCTCTAATACATTATCATACTGATCACCTAATAACGGATGGTATCCTCCTGATTCATTAGCATTCCATATCATTATATTTTTATCTGTCTTCTCCTTTAACCTTTCAAGAGAATAATTCCAATGATCAAATCCAGGCGGCTTTGGGACTTTCGGTGGTGTTAAAAATTCTTCTTTTGATTCGTATGCGCGGCCGTGACTAATGTATAGCCAATTCCCTGATTCGTTTTGCATTGTACTCCAATTTAGGTTGTAATCTCTTTTCAATTTTTTCTATTTCTTCTTTATCCATATCTAATATCTTATCACATTGTCTCATTATATTTTTCCATCTATCTTCAAATAAGGGGTTAGAATCAAAACTGTAATCAAATAATTCATCATATAATTTAAATCCCATTCTTTCAAACTCTCTATACCAATTAGGTCCTCCTATAGTTAAGAATATCTTTTTCCAGTATAGCGGCTTGCATGATTTATCTGATAGGTAATTTGCTACACATACTTTATTTTCTTGAACTAAATCTATATACGATTGCCACCATTCTCTAGGAGGAAATATGTCGTGTTGGCATGAAGTACCTATTGCTTCTCGAGGACATTCTTCAGTTAATAATACTCTCTCTCGTGCATTAAAATTTCTAAAACTCAAATCACATGGAGCCGGATAATCTGCAGGATATATCATATCTAATGTTTCAATACTATTGCCGTCGTGCCAGTCCCATTTCTTACCTAACCAAGCTTCCGTAGTATTTTTCCAATTCTCTCCAATTGCTTCTTCATCGTTTAATAAATGAGTGGGGGTGACTCTATAAGAATACTTAAACCAAGAATTACCTGTTAAACGTCCTAGAGTAAGTAATCGAAATATTCTGGGATTATTAACTAATGTAACAATCTTATAGAGCCGCTTATAGGTAGGTGCTTGATACTCACTCCACAAGGAATTCATCGTATTCACATACTTTGATATCATAAACCTCCAATTTGGATTTACTTTTATCTTAAATTTCGGTTTAACTATTTGACACCATTTATCATAATTTTGTTGTAATAAACTATCGTGATTAGAAAACGTCACATTATTGTCAGGATGTGCAAAATCATGAATAATCTGTAATAATTTGTCGTCTTCTCGCCCATGCAGCGGATAATAGCCCTGTGCTTCCCACTCGTCTTTAATAACTATAGGTTCATCAATTGGATTAGATATAATTTCTAATTCTGGATACTCTGTTTTTCCTATAGTGGACTCTACTTTTATAATCATAATCCTTTTTCATAATCAATGATATAGCTTTTTATGCTAGGCCTCACATATCGATGATTTATAAATGTTTTCTTTATTATCTCTTTATTAATTTTGTTTTCATCGTTGACAACAAATTGTATAATTGGAAACTCTGGAAAGGTATCAGCCATAAAAGATTCAGGAATCTTTATTTGTAAATCAGCAGAAGTAGTTTCAGGAACTCTGGGAGGATAAACGGAAATCACTTCTAAAATTATTCTGTCTACTAAGAGATCTTTTACATTATTTAAAAACTCTTTAAATTCATGATATTCATCAGACTCGAATAGATGATAAAAGTCTCCATTATTTACATGTATAGTTCTATATTCTCTGTATATATTCCATTCTATAGATGTATTAGATCTATCAAAATCAACTGTTAGACAGTTTTTTAATATATTAACATAATCATGATTCCTAAAACATCCTTCAAATAGCTTTACATCTACAAAACGAGTTTGTTCATAATCAATTTCATCAATATTTACTGAGGGGGTTATACTATCATCGTCATAATCTGAACATGAACGATATAATTCTCTGCCAAATACTAAATTATCTAGATGCAGCATATTTTGTCTATACAAAAAACCTCTCTGTTCTCCTACCCCACCACATACATTCACGAGCCCACTTTTCTAAATTACCATTATATACTTCGTAAGGGTCTTTCATCTTATTATACTGAGTATCAACTATTGAATGATTAAACCCATACTCATCTTTTAAATAATCTCCTATCTCTCCATAGAAACGGTCTTTTTCTTTAGCAATATGTATAGCAGTTGCTTCTTCATATTCCCAATATATATTAGAGGCTCCCGGAACTTTACGCCCCCATGGAATTTCTCTATCAAATACCTTCTTTAGTAGTCTCATTGTTACTGTATATTCTCTATACAGTAATGACTTATCGTTTTCATTAAACCACTCGAATAATCCATTATAAAACTCTCTCATTGATATATTATGATTATTCTTTAATTCTAATGCTAATATTCTAAGCCATCCTAAAAAATGTAGAGATATCATAAACCACTTCCATCCAGAGGCCTCTAAGTATTCATCAAACGTCATATTACTAGAACCGACTACTACAGAATTAGTGTCTTTTAATAATTGGTCTGGAGGATGTTCATGGTGAAAAAATGCTGGTGATGTTTGTTTTATTAGTACATTATATTTCCTGCAATATTCAGGATCCCCAAATGGGGTTTGAGGAAGAGCCACCATTATATATATGCCGATGTAATTGTGATAATCTATATCATCAATCAATCTAAAGAGACCTTCTTTAAAGCTATGTAGTGATTCCTCTGGTAGTCCAAGAATAGTTTCTATGTAACATGGTACTCCTCTACTTTTTAAATAATCTATCACCTCTTTTAGATTAGTATTCTCATTAGATCTTTCAATCGCTTTTAATGTATCATCATTCATCGATTGTAGAGCGATTGTAACACTTTTATTAAGGCCTACCTTCCATAAGTCTTCTGCTATATCAAATAGCCATGCCTTCTTATGCTTCGCCCACGTTATATTAAGTGTATCCGGATATCCAGTAGATTTTTTAGTATCAATCAGTAAATCAGATATAATCTTATGATCTTTGAACATGCCAAAATTATTATCAATAAGGTGTAAGTACTCTATCTTTTTATCAGCTATCCAATCAATCTCTTTTATTAACTTATCATTGTCTTGTCTATGCACTTTGGTCCAGTGCCTATCACCTGTCTCACAAAAAGTACACATATATGGACAGCCGCGCGATAATTCTACTAAGCCCTCCCATTCATATGGATAATCTTTAATTTCCAGGAGATCATCAAATAACCCATCTAAATATGGGCTTGGCAGTGTTTTGATGTCTTTTATTCTCTCTCTGTCTTCTCCATTTTGAAATAACGGCGTTGTAATACCCTTGACCATACTGAGGTCTTGCTCATGTAATAGCGCTTTAAGGATGTGTTTAAACCCTGTCTCGCCTTCATTATGTACTGCTACATCAATGAATGGTTTATCTTTTAAGAACTTTTTACATCTGTTGGGATGTGGTAAATTTAGCCCGCCGTATATAATTAAACAATTAGGATTTATCTTTTTTATTTCAGCACATAACCTATCACTCGCGTGCTCATTCCATACAAAATAAGAAGTAGCTATGATATCACATTCGGCCAACTTTCTAGCCGTAGCTGAATAATCAAAATCGCCATCGAGTACATACACCCAGTCATTAACATCAAAAGAATAATTATCAGTAATCTCTTTATCAGTCCTGCAATAACTCCAAATACAACCTGTTGAGTATGGCAACTTAATCTGGTTGGAAAATATATGTGTTAATTCAACAAACGCGATGCGCTTAGAAGTCGTATTGTTCATTTTTACCATCTCTATGTAAGTCCAATGTCACACAATGAAATCCTCCCCCTAATGTTTTAGCATGTCTTAGGCGCATAGGGATTGAATCAATATTATGTTTTTTTAATTCTTTAATTAAAGGTTTTTGATTTTCTTCTACAATAACTACTTTTTCATTAATACTTAAAATATTTAATCCTATCGCAGGTGATGCAATGGCAACACTAGCATCAGATGAGCCGCCGCTGCTTCTAATACCCTGATCTACTATATCTGTAAAGAATATCTTATCCCATTTTTTAAATATTTCAGGGTAATTGTCTTTACTACATCTATGCCCGTTTAATAATACAAGGCCCGGTCTTAGAGGTATTACTGTACTGTCAAAATGTGCTCCGGAATACTGATACGCTAAATGTACGTTATATTCTGGAAACATTGATTGAAGCCATTTACCTCCTTTTTTATTACCGCTGTTACTCACCTGATATAACAAATCTTTACCCAACCTTACAATATTTGCAGCATCAAAAAGAATTTCTTTATTCATTAATGTTGGTTTCGACAAGTCTTCAAAATTAAACGATTCATCTAATAATTGAGGTCTGGGAGCTGAAAACCATTTACCGGAACATTGGTTCAAAATGCGTCTATACGCGTGCATCTCGAAGTACCGGCTTCGCATTACATTGGGTGTTTCAATTAAACAATCATTTAGTATTAAAAATATATCACGCGGACAATAATTATACCATCCCTGCGTTATCCATTTCGAAGACATTACTCTTCTTTTGTGATTCGTTTTGTCTGGCCTATGAACTTTTATATCCATACTTACCAGAACCTTACAAAACAACTCTAAATCTTCATTGGTCTCTTCTATAACTTGTTTATCATACGATCCAACTAGTGATTTAATTTTATCATCACTCAGATTCGCATACATGAAATTCTTCATGGATAAATCAAACGAAGGTATCCGAGCACCGGTGGCATCTCCCACTACTACTTCTTTAAGAGGGTCCCACCCGTTACAGGATTGTATAATAGTTTCCAATTTTAAATAATTCTTTTTGTGTTTGCCATTTGCCTCTCTTTCTTACTTTTACATCAGAAAGACTTTCATTATTATATTCACTCCAACCACATGCTTTGAAGTCCATAGAAACTCTAGTATTTTTAGATTTATTATGCACGTAGCCACCATGCAACACTTGATCAAACACTACCATTTCTCCATGTTTAGGTGTTTGCATTACATCATCTACAAATATGCCGTTATCCTCATCCATATCTGTTAAAGGAATTATAAAATTAGTTTCAAACTCTGGGTGATGAAAAGGAAAATCCATTTCATAATGTATATTAGCTTCTCTATCGTTTATTAGAGTTGTATCTTCATAAAATTTCCAATCATATCCTGATGGGAATATTTTAATTGATGGTAATTGTTGTATTACCGTATTCTCACCAAACCAAGATTTCACTACATCTTTTTGAAACTCCCACCACATAAATCTAAACGCATAGGACTCATGCAATAATACTCTATAGAGTTTTTCAATCAATCCATATTGTGTATCTTCTTCAGGTAAATGTACTCCGCCTGCAGTATTATAAGTCACTGGTTTAATGTCATGATTCAAATGTATATCTTCAAGTCGACCTAAGCAGTCTTCAAACCATTTTCTAAAGTTATATTTCTCTATGTCATATTTGATTATCTCAATCATATACAAACTCGTCTTTATTATATGTGCCTTTATACACATTCTTTAAAAATTTAGGAATTTCCTTACCGTCTACAAACCCAGCTATTTGTTTGTACATTACCTCATGATTGACATCTGTAAGGTGATTAACTCTAAAATGAAGATCATCGGATATTTTATGAATTAACCTTTCTTCTTCTACATATTCATTCCAAACAACTCTCTCTAATCCTTCATCATGGACGTGAAAATATTCATCATTTAATGAAGTTTTAATATAAGATTCTTCCATACTTAAATGGTATATGAATATTTTACATTTTTGTATTCTTGAAGCTGTATATAATAATGATTCATATTTCCAATTACCATAGACAGTTTCATCGCGGAATGTATCTACAGCAAAGCGTGCCTTGTCTTTATTTATTTTTATCCATTTATCATATTCAGATTCTAATTCGATACCATCTCCTGCTTTGTCCGATGATTCTGAATCCGTAATATTTCTTACTATCCTACCATTCCATTGGTGTATTTCGTCGCCGGCTTCTTCAATGTTAAAATATATTCTAGGAGCTCCTGACACAACAAATACAATTAAATCCTCATGAGTATAACTATGAAGACTCTCATAAAATTTTTTAAATGAATACATCGGCCCTGAACCGGATTTACCATAATTTACAGTTTCGGGCCACCTCTTTCTCAATAATCCATACCATGTAATTTCTTGCCACCTGGAGGGATCACTCCAACTAGGATCTGCAAAGCTATCACCATATATTGTTACTCTTTCAATCATATATAAATCTGTCTGTTGGTTGATCTGGTTCTTCTAACAGATTTTGTTTAAATTCTGGTATCGTTCGAATACCTTGAACAAAATTATTAATAATATTATACATTATTTTATGATTCTCTTCAGACAAATGATTATTTCTTTTATTGTCTTCATAAAAAGGTTCGCCTGGATTTTTATATTCATTTCTAGATATATCTTGTAAAGCCATAGGATTTATATAAAATAATTCATCATTAAGGCTATCTTTTATATACGAATCATCATAGTTTAAAAAGAATATACAAATTTTACATTTATGTATTCTGGATATTGTATAGAGAAATGATTCATTCTTTTTATTACTGTTTATTACTTCTCTTTCAAATGTCTTCATCGTATAAGACATATGATCTTTATGAGATTGATGAAAAGATGGATCAAAGACATCATTGCATTTCATTTTTTGATTTTTAAAATCCCAATAAGATTCATGAACTAACATAATATCATTGTGTTCATAGGTTCTATACTCTTTGGGAAGATGATATTGAATTCTTTCTTCTCCAGATAAAATCCATATGACTAAATCTTCTTTATCAAATTGTTTATATCGTCTATAAAACTCTTTCATACTATAATGAGGCCCAGTACCGGCCTTAGCGAAGTTATTATACTCGAGTTGTTTAGCTAACGTTTCATACCAAGTCTCATGCACATATCTTTCTTTTCCCCAATGTGGATCAGCATAGCTATCACCAAATATCCATACTCTTTTAATCGTCATACCAATCTAAATTACTAATATCTTTATAATGATTATTATCAGCTATATCCTCATTCACTGGAAGAGTTAAATCAAACATTGATGTTCCAAAATCTGCAGTTTCCGGGGACATATACATATTATATCCAGACACCATAAGTGGATCATCTACATATTTTACATCTTTATTTCTGCCCATATAAATCATTGGTCGAGCCCACTTAACAAAATCTTTATCATCGGTTAATATCATACCTCCTCTAACTGTGGATAATATTTTTCTGTGATGAAAACTAAGACAATAATAAGTATTTGGAAAATACATATCTTCAGTAAATCGACATGCTGAATCAACAATATTCAATGGTTCTATCGGATAATATCCTTTCCATTTAAAATCTTTAAACTTTAATTTATATCCAGCGTGTCGAAGTGATTGCGCGACACTTATATATGTTTGTTTAGGTAATTCAGCTATATTGTTATATGTTTCAAATGGCTTAATTTTTTTATTCCACAACGCCGCTATAAAAATTGCATTAGTACAACTATCCATAGCTATTGCATATTTAGAACCAGCATAATCAGCAATGGTTTTTTCAAATTTTTCTACTTTGTTCCACATTAAATATTTTACAATAATGGTTAAAATTAAATTCTATTTTATCTTTAACTGTTTTGATCTTCTCTGCAAATATATCAGGATCCATTTGCATATAAGGTTCTATTGAATCGTATAATCCACTTAAACGTCTCTGGTCCTGATAATAAATTAAATCGAAATTATAATCAAATAATTCATCATATAACTCAAAACCAAAATCTTTTAACTTAGCGTGAATTCCCCGACCACCCCAAACTAAGAAAGGTTTTTGAAATACTATAGGTTTCCATGTTTTTTCTGTAATAAAAAGAGTCTCGATGGTTGATTCTAATACTAAATCACAATTAGATTGATAATATTCAAGGGGCACTAATTCTTGAAATCCCCGATGATCTGATTCTATCTCTGTAAGTTTTACTATATCAAGATTAGAAAACCCGTTTTTACCCTTATATTCTTTTAATGATGTATCCGGATCCCATTTATAATCTGTTTCATTAACTTTAGAATAAGGATTATTAGAATATATAAAATATTTATTAGTATATAATTTATCTAATAATTCATACTTGTGTTCTCTGGGGGCAGAGCATAAGCTAATAAAATTATATTTTACAGGACCGTGAAGTACTGGACGATTATAATATATGTCTCTACTGCGTTGACTAATTTCTGTTAGGAAAGAATAAGGATCATAAACTATTTTAAGTTTATCATTCTTTAGATTACCATCAGCAGTGTGATACGTTACTTCATTAGGCAAGTCTTCTAAAAACTTAATAATATCTTCTCTAAACACCTCCCATACATCATAGACCTCTATGGGGCCTTCAACGTTTAATAAGGGTGTTAGATCTGGATTATTAACTGTTGGTGGGTTAATATAAAATTTCATTCATATATAAAGTCTACTAACTTATTTGGATCCGGATCATGTCGATTTTCACCGGCTTCTACATCACGAATAAAGTGTTCGTGAAACTTGGTAGGCAAATCTGTTTTATTAAAATGGTTTGTTATTATATTACTTAACACTGTATGATTACGATGTGTAAAATGATTAATCATACCGGCATGGTGAATATTTTCATCTGACCATTCTTTTTTTGAATGATCAAATAAGGGAAATGAATAAAAATGAAATAAATTATCATTAAGACTTGTAAAATCAAATAACTCTTCTTTGTGTACTCTACTAAAAGGATTAGGAGTCATTCCCCATACACGAAAAACTATCATTGGCCAATTGTTCAACTTAGATAGTGCATGAAGATATGAAACATTCTTTAAGTTTTGATGATCAAATTCATCCCACATACTTTCATAAAGAGATGTTATACTAAATTCCTCTTCTGGTGTATAATAATATTCAGCAAGTTCCGGATTTCCTTCACGTTTAGCCATCCAATCTTGATATGCTGAAGATGGGTCTATACCACCTTTCCGGTTTCTTTTATCACTAGGGTTTTTTGTACTATCTGTAGTTCCTTCTAGCCAAGTCCAAGGAATTCTATATGTACTAGATAATACAAATACGAACTTAGGATTTAATCCAAAACATTCTTGCTCATAATGCCGATGAAATTTTGCTAATGTCTCAGCAGGTCCTTCACCACACTTTCCATGATTATCATGTTCTTCATCTAGATTTTTAGAAAGCATTTGATACCAACGTTCATGGTCGCGCATTCCTAATTTTTCTGCTCGTTCATTTTCTACAAAACTATCACCATACAAATATATCATTTTCCCTGACCGCGGTATTTTTTCCAACACTTACGTTTATGTTTGTTCTTCGGTTTGGTATATTTTGACTTTCCAATGGAAGTTCGTTTCGGCGTTACTTTAATCTTTTTCGTTTGTGTTAATCCGTATGCTGTTCTTTTAGCCATTTGTTAATCGTTTTCTATCTGTTGAATTGTATCGGGATAAGGCCAGGAATGCTTTTCAACTTCAATCTTGGACTTTGCTTCTTTCTTTTCCCTATGGGCCATCAAATCAAGAATGTCTTGTCCTAACTCGGTAAGATCACTATTGGTTAGATAAGGGAGAAAGCTATTAATAACGCGTGCCATATTCTGGTGCGAATATAACATTTCTTTTTTGTTAATGTATATTTGAATATTTTCTTCACTCATAGGAATTTGATGACATCTTCTCTTGAATATTATAAGCCTTTTTGCCATCATAATAATATAAAGATTGATGAGGAGACTCTGTGGGGGTACTGTTACTTTGATAATAAAATTGTCTTATGGCGTATCTAGTGCCGCTTGTTATTTCTGTTACACTATGTGGAGCCGAGTCATTATTTTTAAACAATACTGACGTATTATGATTCGGCACATGACTCCACATAATATTTTTTCTTTCTTTATCCCAGAGACGAAATTCACCTCCTTTACAGTCCCCAAGATAAATCATTAAACTGAATGCTCTGTTTAATTTTACTCTATTATTCCAATTAAAATCTATATGAGGATCGAGTTTACATCCTTTAGTCATTTTGGATATACCCTCGCCGACGCCTAATGGATCAAATAACAATCCTTCTAGGCCTGTTTCCTCTTCTAAATTTTTAATTGTGCGTTGTGAATGAAGTTGATTATACACTTCTCTAAGAACAGTATGCTCCTCCCAATCATAATATTCATACATCAAACTATTATTTCTCTCAAAAGTTTTCCAATCTTCAATTCCTTCAAGAGTTTTAAGACAGTTTGTTGCCAACTTTTTATCAAGAAACCAAGACTTCATTGTGTTCCATAAGATTGGTTAATAAAGCGGATGAAACAAATTCTGCTTCGTCTCTATCCACTACTACAAAATCTCCGTCCTCATCTAAAACTACAAAATTACCAGAATCTTTAAATATTCTAATTTGATATTGTTTAGATTGAGCAAGAAAATCGGTATGGGCTTCCATTTCAGGATGTTTCGATATGTTCATCAGACCCTTCAATTTCACTATTTTCATCTACTTTTTCGAGATTAGCTCGCTTTAGACGTTCTATATTTTCATCTTTTAAAGGAAAAGGAATTATTTTTGCAGGCCCTTTTAGTTCTTGAATTTTTCTACTTATCCAATCTTTCATAAAGGGCCTCCATGATTCACCTCAAAGTTATGTTATATTTATTCAAGCAAATCTTTCTATGGTTTTGGGGCCGGTAACATATTTGGCTTTTTTTGTGGATATATATCAGCCGCATTAACTGGTAAAACTTTTAATGTTACCTCTACTTTGTGAAAAACACGTTTTCGTATAATTGTTAATGAAACCTTATCTCCAATATTACATTTTCCTAATTCTTCTGAAAATTCTAAACCATCATTAATCATCACGCCATTGACGCCAATGATAGTGTCATAAGCTTTCAATCCTTCTGGTACTGTGCCGGGTCGTACCCATAAACCAAGAGTATTCGGCACATGACCGGCTTTAACATTAGGATAATCTTTTATTATTTTGTCTTTAGTTTTAGGATTAACTAATCCCATAATCATTATGCCGACTGCTGGCCTATCAACTCTACCGTTGTTTAACATAGATTTAAAAGACTTTTTTACAACATCTCCTCTGACTGCTATACCAATGCCGGCGTTTTCCGTAACCTTAGAAATAATCATAGAATTAATTCCTATGATTTCTCCTTTCATATTCAGAAGAGGTCCGCCTGAATTTCCTTTGTTTATTGCAGCATCAGTTTGCAATGATTTAATATAAGGATGTCTCATATATCTTTCATTACTTGAAATAATTCCTTTAGTTAAAGTCCAAGCCATTCCCATCGGATGACCGAATGCAAAAACTTCAGTTCCTGGTACTATATTTTCTACCTCATCTGCAAATTTAATATAAGATTTTGGTTTCACATCTGATGTAACTAAAAGCAATGCCAAATCCGCAAGAGGATCTAATCCAATTACTTTTACATCATGAAGTTCATAATCATGTTCAGAATAATAAATTAATTTAATATAATTTTGTTGATAAATGCAGTGAAAATTTGTAATTATATGTCCTGAATCAGATACGACAACTCCGGCACATAACCCATTTGATCTGGGATTTGTTTCTGCATCAGCATTGGGACTTGTAGAAAGCATAACTATAGCCTCTTTAGTCCTTTGAAGAATTGATTCGAAGTTGAATGGTTTTTTAACTTCCGCTAAAACTGGTTCATTTGTTTTATTTTCTAATGGGAAGCGTTCTGCATATGATGTGTTCCAACCAAATATTAACAATAACAAAGTATAACACATCAAACCCAAAAATTTGAATTTTTTCATGTACTATCCTTGAAAAATTATTCCCGGTTCCTCTTTGGATTCTGTCGGTTTTTGGCTTTGTGGCTCTTCGGGCGAATCCTGAGGCACATCTGGGATTATTGTTTTATTATCTTTATCTTCTGTTGTTTCATTATCTAATGGTATTACTATTTTAGTTTTTGTAAAAAAACTTGGTAAAGTTTCATATTCTTTAACACATTCTAATGCTTTAATCATGAATATGTTCCCAGTCCAATTGGGATCTAGAACTTTTTTAAAATAGATTTCTAATGTAATTTCTTTTCTAATCTTATCCATTACACAAAAACAATGTTCTACCATTTGTCTTTGCGCCATTGGATGCAGTCCTTGATTTCCAAGAGATGGATTACTCAATACTACCCATCTTATAGTTCCTTGGTAACAAGCATTTAACGTATCATATAAAAGTTGGGATGACCATTTACCTTCTTCTAATATTTTTGGAAATCCGAAACCTGTCCGCGGCAACGGTTCTTTACCATTGACAAATCCCGCAAAAGATAGGATTAATACAAACATTAAAATTAAAGAGGTTTTCATACTTCCATCCTATATTATTTAGATATCCCTTGGTCCGTGAAATATAATTTGACCATAATCTTTTGATTGTCTGAATACTCTTCTTCTTACTGGTTCTTTCCCGTTTTTTAATTCTATATAATACATTAAAAATGTATCTGCTTGCATATTTAAACCATTCTGTAATTCCATATACTTATAGGTAGCTTTTACAATACCTTCTGCAAATTCCGGTGAGATCATGTATGAAGTAGCGGGCGGGACACCCAAGATCGCAATACCATTATCTCTTTTATAATCTTTGCCTTTATCTATAAATCTTTCAAACTTAAATTTAAGATCGTAACTATCCACAATTTCTAGATTTTTACGAGCATCATGTTCAAAACAAGCAATAGACCTTCCTAATTTAAGACACCTTTTCCATAATTCAAAATGAGTACAAAAACATGCTTTTTCTGTGTCGTGAATCGGAAGTTTTAATTTGCGTCCGTGCGTTGATACCTTATATTCTTGAAATCTTAATTCAGGAGAAAGTACTTCTGGAGAACGAGCGGGAAACATTTCCAAATCAATATCAAATTCTTTTTTAAAATGTTTTATGCCTTCTTTAAAATATTGTTCGGATATAGAATTTCCCTCAATCAAATGCATGAAATACATTATTACATTTTTTATCCGGTCTGTTCAGTATAACAATTGGGGCATGTCAACCTGGATTTATGTTTAGCTGATTCAGCAGGCATATTTTGTGAAAATGGAAGTTTGCATTGAATGCAAGTAAAATGCCTCACGTCAGAGTTACCAACGGAAAAATCATGTTCTTGTTTTACTAATACAGGCGTTTTAATATCGGGGGCTCTGAATATCCCGGTTCCTCGTTGACCTGTTCCTTTGTTGAGTACTCTCATTGCCATCCTAATTGTTCTTTACCTTCTTTAATATCTTTGAGTGGCGTAAAACTTTCCCCACATCCACAGACATGTCCGAATTTGAGACGATTAAATACAAAACCTTGTTCGACTAAATTTCCTATTTTATAATCAACTTCAACGTCACCCATTATATTATTTAGCAACTCATTATCAACAACTAAATTTACCCCGTGCTGTTCAAAAACCAAGTCAGTTGATTCTACATTATCTTCATAATCTAAACTATATTTCCAACCGGAACATCCACCGGATTTTGCTCCAACTCTAAGATAGGATGTTTCTGAATCTCTATCTTCTTGTAAACACATATTTAAAAATTCTGTAGCTGCTTTTTCAGATATTTTAAGTTCACATCCAGCTTGGTTTGTTTCCATCATTTGTTTCCTTATGATCATGCATGAACGATGTCCGACAACCACAAGCACCTTTGGCTGATGGATTATTAAATTTGAGACCTCGATCGTTTAAATCGTTAGACCAATCTATTTCTGTTCCTTTTATGTATAGATGACTTTTTTTATCCACCACGCAAGTGAGACCATGGCTTTCAAATTCTAGATCGAATTTAGTTTTTCTACTATCAAAATCTACGGTATAAGTAAATCCAGAACATCCACCACCTTTTACACCTATTCTACAAAATGTTTTACTATCAACACTTTGTTCAGCCATTATATCTAATACAACTTTTGCGGCAGTTTCTGTGAAACATATCATGCATTTAATTTAGCGGCGATTGCCATCTCTCTCTTTTTTTCTTTAGATTTACCTTTAAATTGAGGGGCATCAGAACTTTGAAAATCTTTAACTACATCTCCCATATCCGCATTTTTAACATCTATGCCTTCTATACGGATTCTGGGTTCTCTCTTCTCTTCGTTATTTGCTTTCTCTTTTTTCTTTTCTAAAACTTTCGCGAAAGCTTCGCGAAGCCCCTCTGCAGTCTCTTCTTCACCTGGAGGCCCTTCTTTTGCTAGGCGACGATACATTTTTACCATATTAGGTTTAGTAATTCTTTCAATTGAGACGTCTTTCCACACATCTGGCTTTAATTGACTTCGTAAATCTTTTCTGATTGATGATTTTGAAGAACTTTCAATAAAAATAGGATTTGGTATACCAGGAATTTGTATTTGCCAGAAAGCTTCACTCAATTCTTCATTTTTTGATTCCGCATCATATCCTGGATGACTAACTGTCTTCATAATTTCTTCTTTTCGCTTCTTTCTCTTTAAAGGATCATCTGGTAGACCTCCCATAGAAGCTTCCGCATGCATATGTTTTTTCCAATTATCACCTGTCTTTAAATCAGTCTTTCTTGTTTTTACATGAACATGTCCGTCAGGCAGTTTCGGGTTCCTTATCGCCTTTTGCATTTCTCGCTCTGAGCCCGAATGTGTAATTTTACCCTTTTCGGTACTACCTTGAACTATATGATGACTAAATTGTTCTTCTTCGATATGATCTTTAAATTTTTTCATGTTGCCTGCTTCTGTTTATAATCCGCTATCGCTGCTTTAATTGCATCTTCTGCGAGAACAGAACAATGAATTTTAACTGGTGGAAGAGATAACTCATCAACAATTTCTACATTATTTAAAGTCATAGCCTCTTCAACAGTTCTATTTTTAACCCATTCTGTAGCTAATGACGATGCTGCTATAGCTGAGCCGCATCCAAATGTTTTAAATTTGGCATCAACAATTTTGTTATCTCTAACTTCAATTTGAAGTTTCATTACATCACCACATTCTGGAGCTCCTACTAAACCGGTGCCAACATGGATATCATTTTTATCCAGGCTTCCTATATTCTTCGGGTGCTCGAAATGATCTAAAACTTTATCACTATATGCCATATTTTCCTTTCAATCTATTTATGAAATTATGCTTCTGGATTAGGCAAGGGCGGCTGGCTCGTGTTATAATTTAATATAGCAGATACAAATGAATGATAAACGCCGAGGGCTTCAGATCTAGGACTCGAAACTAATATTACAAACTTCTTATCAATTTCATATCTACCTAAATTAGCATTAGTAGGAAAAGCATTGGGAGATAATCTTTCAACGTTATGGTTCAAATCCACATCCCATTCCACAGCCCACCGAAATTGAACGGCATCTATTAATTCATATTTATCTCCTAAATCTCTAATTTTTGAGATAACTTCTTCACCAGTAGTTATTTTGAGCACCTTTATCTCATGGTCAAAAACCGCTTTAGATAAGGCTGCATCATGGTCGATCCTATGATCATTCACTTCATTCATATCGGAAATCCTTCTTTCAATTTTGTTATTTGATAGTGACCACAATGAGGGCACCATAATTTTTCATTATCAGGGAGACTTAAATCCATCTCTAATTTACTAGGAGTATGAGTATAACTCCACCATTCTTGACAACAGCCACAGGTAAAATGATATAAAATTTCTATTGTGTATTCATGAATTGGAGCCATAATATATTCGCTTTTAAATCTATATTATATAATAAAATTTATAAAAAATCAAGCATTATCTACGCTTATCTTGCTGGCCGTTTTGATATGCTTCAAAAAGAGCTCTCTCTGCGAATAAAGCAATAGTTTTTTCATGATCCATAGGTAATTGAGTCATTACATAGCTCATAAGACTATCCTTAAATTTTCTCTTAGATTTTGGATTTTGTTTTAGTTTTTCTTCGTAATTCAAATGTTTATCCCCACATTTGTTGTTCCAGTCTTTCGACCTGTTTAATGTCTTTGCGAAAATCTTTTATTCGCTGTCTAGCCGCTTCTTCCTTTTTTAACCTTTTTGCCATAGAAGGTTTAACAAAATATCTTCGTTTTTTCACATCATTGAGAGTACCTTCACGTGACACCACTTGTTTTAATTTTTGTAAAGCTTTTATAATATTTCGCTGGTCTGAATCCTTATGACCAATCTTTATTGAAATCATATTCTTCCATTTCTATCCAATGTTTATCATATGTTGATTTAAGATACTCTTTATCAACGTTAGTTTTATACCAGGGACCGCCTAAAGTAAAATGAGCGGCACCAATATCCTCCTTATCAGGATAATTTGGTTCATTTACTAACCAATTCCACTCTAAAGGAATTGATCCTATATATTTTTCTTCGGGTTCTGCCCACTCCATTTGATGTAAATAACTCATGGGTGCATGAAATATTTCTTTGCAAGTCAATGAATATTTTTCTTTATTAAATATCATAAAACTTGACCAATTCTTTCTAGGATAATTCACATTTTTATATTGTCCGCCCATTTTAACTTCGCCTCTTGAAACATAATTCTCATGCTTACAACAATATACCATTTTATTTTCATCTAAATCTCTAGCTAAACTCAAGGGATTTTTAAAAAATATAAAATCATCATCGACAAACGCTACCCATTTATTATCTTCATTATAATCAATTAACGGAACTAAGTATCTTGTTCTGGCAAAAGGATTGTTCGTATTTTTAACATAATAATGAGGAACACTATGAGTTTTTACTCCGAATTTTTCTAAAGAAAATCTACATTTCCTATTAACCTGTTCGCGTCCTGGCGTATATCCAACCCAAAAATCTATCATACTGATTCCATTATTTGATAACACGCATCTTTCCAAAGACTTATATCTTTTGAATCATTCGCTATATTTGTATTATTAATGTGATTGTAGAGTTCATTCATGTATCCTGAAAAACCTTGTTTTTTAGGCGGGGCAAACTTAAATTCTTTCTTAAATATTTCTACTAATTTTTCTTTTCCTATATCATTTACAAAAGCATCATTATAAAATATAGTATGATCTAAAAAAGGATTTCTTGACTCTATACAGCTCATTCCTAATGCCAAATTTGCGCCAATAGCTGCACAAGGGAGAAAGGATCTCTGATCCAAATACTTATTTGTTTGAGTTACATTATTAACTTTAGAGATTTGTTTTGCTACTTGATGTTTGTATTTAGCATTTAGGTTTTTTCCGTCAGCTACTCTAGAATATTTGGAAAGCTTATTATCTTTATATAAATCATAACCCCCAAATATTTCATCTGCTCCCTCTCCCGTCAACATTACTTTTACACGAGGGCTCATTGCTTTACCCATTATGTAATATCCAACATAACTCCAAGTATAGGGAATCATATATGATTTTTGAATATATTCTATTGCTGCTTCACACCATTGTTTTTCATCGTTTTTAACTTCCACTCTAGGCTCAAATCCATATTTTTTAATATCCGCCGAAGCCCAACATTTATCTTCATTAATTGTCGTTACATAATGATCTAAACTATCTTTAAAAAGAGCAGATATAACAGAACTATCTACTCCACCCGAAACTATTCCACAATTGACTCGATGGGTCGAATATGAACGTTGCATGTTTTTTAACAATTGTAATATATTGCCATCATAAACATGTTTCGGTTTAATAACGCGCGATTTAAGAGCTCTACCGCGCATGTTATAAGTGATTATTAAACCCTTGGGAAATAACTTAATATCTCTATAATGAGTTTTATCAAATATATAATGACGTGTTTGGTGCCAACGTTTGAGGAAGTCTTTATCTAATTTTGTTTTAACAGTTGTGGCAATAGATTTTATAGTATTACTATAAATTAAACAATTTTTATTATAATAGAAAAGAGGTACTTGCCCTATAGGATCTCTAATTAATGTTATAGTTAAATTTTTTTTGTCATAAACAGAAATTGCATATTGTCCGTTCACTTCATCAAAATTATAATCCTGTCTTCTTATTTTTTCTGCTAACCATTCCGTATCATTAGCGAAGCCCTTTGTAGGCGCGTTATATATTTCACCCACATATGTAAAATAATAATCGCCTGTATCAAATACTTGAGGACCCGGGAATGTTCCGGTGACGGGAAGAATACTTTGATGGAAAAATGAAGGGTTAAAGATAGCAGAAAAACTAATTTCTCCTCTTTCATCTATATCACTGAAATCAGTATCAATTAAGGATCTGTCACTTATACCAAAAAAACCACACATAATAACAATAATATTTAAGCTACATCCTTAATGTAGGTTATTCTTTTGGAATATCTGATTTAACTAGTGCAATAGCATCTTTCCATGTTGTAGTACCATTTATTTCATCATCATATAGCATTTCAAGTTGTGTGTCCCATTTTGGATATGAAGCCATCCGAAGCCTTGTCCATTCTGGCAGAGCTACCCACTCAGCATGTTCACCTTCTAGGCGCGCAAGATATGACGCGTTGTCGGTAGCCGTCTTATCCTCAATAGCCTGCTGCCTGTCCATCTCAGCTTGTATAACATCAACAGCTATTTCAGTTGCACCTTCTTTCCATACAATACTATTAATGTCCTCACCCAGATAATGAGTGTATTCTGCACCAAGTTCTGCTAGTGCATGTTTTATTTGAATAATCATGTTTGTATCTCTTTTACTGTTAATGTTGAAGACTGCGACAGTATCTCCGCTGTCGTTGTTCCATTTACTCTGGCTGTTACTGTTACAGTAGCACCCTTTGCGATTGTGGACGTATATAAAAAGGAAGCAAAAACAGGCAGTATCCAATCCGTTCCCACCGGTGAAGCTAACATCGTCTGTGCCTGGCCGCCTGGGCCGCCTTGTTGAATCCATTTATTATTGTAATATTGCGGATGCCCGCCTGACATTCCGTTTCCTATCGCGATGGGATCAGAATGACCTAAATCTGAACTACCGTTAACGATCCATTGTAATCCAATTTGATCTCCATCTCCCAAAATAACCGCTGTCCGCGTCTGTAGTAAATATTTAGAATTAGCTGCTTTTGCTGTAAAAGTAACCGTTAATGGACCGCCCAACACATGTGTAAATGTTACGGGAGTGACTTGTCCAGAACCCAGTGCAGGCAGAGTCAAGGTTATTGTGGTAGCATCAACAATTGTTGCAACTGCGGTTCCATTAGTCAACCATCCGGCACCGGAAGTGGACAGTACTGCTCCAGGCAAAATAGCTGGAGGAAAAGCAGTCGTGTAGTTAAATGTAGAAGAAGGGATCGCGGTTCCGCCTGAGCAAGGGAGCGCCGAGGACAAATTTAACGATATCCTGGAGCTAGGAATATTTACAACCGTGAGATTAGTTGGGCCATATGAGCCGCCAGAAATGGTTGAGGCAGAAGAAGTACCTGAAGCTAACGGAGTAGAACTTAACGTCATTGCTGACGAACTAGTAAGTGCAGTAATCGTAGCCGTGCCACCCGCACCCGAAAGCCAATCCGTTGTCGATCCTGGATTTGTAAATGTCAATGGGCCATATCCACTACCCACTGCAGGCTGGCTCATTATTATCGAAGTGGCGTTGACGACTATAGCTGTTGTTCCGCCGGCAATCCAACCTTGCGATCCGGATATTGTTGCTCCAACTAAAACTGGTCCGTATGGAGGGTTGTTGGTGAAAGTGAATCCACCTGCGTTAATGGTAGTCGAGCCGGCATTAACTGAGACTGAACCTCCATTAGGAGGGCCGGCCATTCCAGTAAAATATGAACTGCCGGTTACAACAGTAGGAGGAAGGGTAATGGTTGCTCCAACTGTAATTCCTGCCGGTAGATTACCTGAGCTAGGGCTTATTGAAGTACTGGAAGTTGATAAAGTCCATGTTCCGGGAGTAATAGTAGGAGGAGTGGCTTGGCTTGGAACGAATTCCGATCCAACATGAATTCTGGTATCCATGAGGGCGCCGCCATTTGTGTTAAGCGCAGTTTGACCAGTAATTACAGTGTTCCATAAACCTCCATCAGCGAATCCTTCGTTGAAGGTAGCAGTAGTTGAACCACCAGTGAACTGCCAGTTCTGCCCATCTGTAACGTTTGTTTCTCCAAAAGTTAGATCTGCAGCACTGGGCGCGCCCGATTTGGTCATGTTTGTTGATGATCCAACCATCGCATGTTCTTGGATTCCCGAACCACCAAAGTCAATCACGACACCAGGGCCTGTGGTTGTCGCTCCCGTAGTTGCTGCTATCTTTATCTGCTCTACACCTTGATCATCATTAAAAGAAATGTCCCCACCTGTTGCAGGCTGAAATATTAATTTTTGATTAGGTCTGGCCTTTATGATAGTATCGCCAGAGGCAGGAACACTAATTATGTTTGTTCCGCCCTCATCCTGTATTTTCAGGTTATCACCTGTCCCTGCTTTTATAATTGAATCTGCCATGGTTTAGCGACCTCTTATCCTATTTCTTCTACGGTTAAAGTTGTAGCTGTCGATTTTAAAGTAAGATCTCCGGTAGGAGCACTTACCATTCCTATTATAGTAACAGTTGCAGCAGCCGCAATTGAAGACTGATATGTAAAACTTGAAGACACTGGTAAAGTGAGTGCTCCCACTGTTGGACTAGCGGCTACGGTCTGATTACCATCATTGTTAGTGAATGCGACATGACCACCGGTCACTGACATACCGGAAAAAACTGTTGAGGTAGATCCTACCACAGTTCCGTTTACAGACCAATTAAAAAAAGCTGAATCAGATCCAGTGATAACAGTATCTAACTGCATAGCATATTTAGAGTTTGCAAATTTCGATGTAAATACCACTTGTAATATTCCGCCTCCAAAAGTAATATTATTTACTCCTGTGCTAGCAGTCATATCTGTGCCGGAACCTTGTACCACTTGTAAATTACCTCTCATTCCTCCGGTAGGATTATAAGATCCAAATGTAGTGGCTCCGGTTGTAGCCAATATCTTCAATTGTTCAGTACCTTGATCATCATTGAAAATAAGGTCACCGCTTGTCGCCTGTAAAACTAGATTTTGACCTGAAGAGGATTTTATTGTAGTATCTGCTCCAGCCATCACAGAAATGGCAGCTCCTCCTGCCGCATCTTGGATTTTTAGGTTATCACCTACTGCTGGTTTTATAATAAAATCTGCCATTTTTTTCCTTTTTAAATTATTCTGGTTTAGTAGGCCAAACTGGGTCAACTAACACATCATCATCCGCACCAGGAAATGAAAAATCCCTGAGTGCTTGTCTGTAAGTTTTCCATGCAGCTTTTTTAGCTGTTGGATAATCCGTAACAATATATTTATCACTTTCAGCTAATAGATTGTTGCGCTCTGCTCTAGCAACTGCAATATCCATGCGCTCGTCATTTTCATAAAAAACTGGATCGCCGGTTCCCATTTGTATCTTATTTGCCATATTGCTCTTTTTATTAATTGATCTTGTTATTAAATATTTTATGCACCATCAAAGCCGTAACCAACTCCATAATGTGTATATTGTGTAGAACTAGTGTTTTCTGCTATTCCATTCCTTAATCCATAAAGATATGCTCCTTCTCCTATCGTATCTTCACCCATGCCGCCCATGGGGTTCGAGTGCGTGTGGACGAAGCTTTGGTAGCCCGGACCGTGTACGGTCATATCTGATAATGGAAATTGTGCGTGTTTGAACCGCGTTTGAAGGCCTTGCTGCAGTATAGCAGATCCGCTGTTGTTGGGCGCTGAAAGACCTCTAAACTCAATAGCGGCGAATTGATAATTATATGCTTGTTTCCACATATCTGCTCCATGATTATATTGACCATCTGTTGTTGCGAGGGTGCACATTCCAGTTGTATATTGTCCATAGAGATTTTCAGTTACATAATTAGGACTCTCATAATAGGGATCTGCTCCATAGTTGCTGCAAGCTATCCAATGAAATCTAGGCGGCTGTCTACAACGTCCTCCGCCAACCTGAGCATTATCAATGAATATAGTTATTTGGGTCTTATAATGATCAAAAACTGATGAGCCTTGACCACTGCCGGCAGTGAAAGCTTGTACGGGAACTATATCTCCATTTTGGCTACTCATTATTGTAGATGTTCCATCGGTTTTTAGCGTTGTGGCGCAATAAGCGTGCTTGGCGCCGGCCTTCGCGGCAGCATTAAAAACAATAGATGGGCTTAAAGGACTTGTAGATGAAGCCGTGTTCATTTGTTGAATCCACATCTGCATTCCAAGGCGATCATTGAGTGCATAACATGATATACCTGGAATTTTTATCATGTATTGAGAATACCTGTGCTTGGATGAGGTCGCTAGTCCATAAGAAAGTGGAACTTTTAAAAGATGTGGAGAATCATTAGTTCCATACATCCAACCTCCTTCATAGCGTACAAGTCCTAAGTAATCCCATCCTAATCCCATCGGAATACGTGTACCGGATGCGTCCTCTGCGACCTTCGCAGCGCCCGTAGTGGAGGTCGAAAGATATGCCGGATACACTGGATTTACACCATGAGCTGATGTTCCGCCGGATTCTATTGCACCTTTTGAAATGGAATCTAATGATGTTAAACTTGAACCATCGGTCAATCCTCCGCCACCTGTAACGGTGTTTTCAATTGATCCTGCAACAACTGCTCCTACTCTTGTAATATTATCCTGAACAGCTGTATTAATTGTGCCTGTAAAATTTGTACCGGCGATAGTAGGTTGACCGGTAATACCCGATCCTAATACACCTGTTACATCAGTCCCAATAACATGACTTGAAGTTAATGTGCCTGTTGTAGCAGATAAATCAACTCCTGCACCAAGTACGCCGGTGGCTCGATTAGTTATATTAACTCCAAGATCAAGATCACCAGTTTTATTGTCTAAGAAATTATCATCATAGTTTGAAACTAAAGGTTGGGCATTTGTTAGTGTACCGGAACCCACTACATTAAAACCACCCGTAATAAGAGTCACTCCAGTTGGAGTTTCTTCTTCAAAAAGTTTTCCTAAACGTAAGACTCCATTAACAGTTAATTCACCTGTCTGTAGGAATGTTTCTGAAAGTAATAGCTTATCTGTGCCTACAGCAATAGTTTGTGCAGGAAGTGGGTATGTAGAACCTGTAGGATATTTTTCTACTAATGATGATAAGGACTCAACCGCTCCACTACCGCCTCCTCCTCCAGCAGATGTTCCTACTCCGTCAGCAATTAATAATTCTGTTGCTGAAAGCGCAGTTCCCGCGATAACAGAAGGTGTATCTGCAGTTGTAGATAAAGTTCCAGATGCATCTGATTGTAAATAATATACAGAACCAGGTGTTAAACCTGATTGGGCATCATCAATAGCACCGCCAGTTTGAATTGTTGCTGTAGCCGCATCTGCATATGCTCCGTCAGAAATTCCTATGTAATTAGTTGTAGTAATATTCGGAGTACCGGCTATATTAACTGCTCCAGTAGTAAATTTGGTTTTTCCCGATCCGGCAACATAACCACCGGAGCTGGAACCATCACCGTCAAACATGTGATTAACCATTAATTTAGTTCCGGAAGCATTCAATGCAGCAGTAAATTTTTCGTAACCGGAATTACTGTTCCAGGTATGACCATTCTCAGGTCCTGGAGTCATTTCCGTCGGAGTACCGTCAGCAGTTATTGTCGTTCCCGAGCCTGTAAGTAAAAATCTTTGTGCGTTGATTGTCTGTGAGTAATAAGAGGCGCCTGATGCAGGGCTCCATACACCGAAAAATTTGTCAGCATCATTGGGGTCCCAGGATATTTGCACTGGAGAAGCACCGCCATAATTCCAGCCTTGTCCGGAATCCAAAACAAAAAGTGAACCAAAAGTCACGCCGGTTCCTGCTACTGTTCCTAATACTAATTCCGGTGTTTCGGTGTAGTTAGCATTTTTCCGCCTGAATGAAAATAAGAGTTGATTTTGTCTATTGGGATTCCATTCCATGTAGTGATCATTTTCTGATCCTTCTGTGCTTCCGATTCCGAAATGAATCTGAATTGCGGAACCTTTAGTCATAGTAGTTGCGTTCGAGGCAAGCTCAATAATAACCATTCTAGGTTCACCACCGTTGTGGTTCGCAAACGTAGCAAAAAATTTGCCTTCCGTAAAAGGATCAAATCGACAACTTCTAATTCTAACAACACCACCGGTATATGTTCGATTGTCCAAACGATAAGCTGTTGTGCTAGCCGTCAACGTATGTGGTCCGGCTCCAACAGGTGAAATTATAGCTGATCCAGCATTATGGAGTTTCTCTCCGCTTGTTCCACCAACCGCAAATTCATTTTGCCAAGCGCATCTAAATCCTGTTCCTGTAAACTGTGAATCCCAATCGAATGAGAATGTAGCATCAGGAGTGCCCTGCTGGGAACCTCCAGAACAGTCTTGTCCTGCTTCAAAATCAAGTAAAGGATACCAGCTAAGTGATGTTCCTGTTACAGTTGCAACACCAAAGTGTGCGCCGTTGGTTTGTGTAGCGCCGGTTCCGTCAGTACCGTATACAGCTCCTATCAAATTAGCTTGGGTAGGATGAAATTTAAAAGAAATCATACTACCACCTTGAGGTGCAGCGGTTTCAATATCTACTGGAGTACCCCATGATATAGTTGTGCCTGTTAGTGTACCAACTACCATCTGCAAATAAGTTCCAGTTGCACCGGAACTATCCCAATATCCTACTACGAATTTATTATCGTCATTCGGATCAAAGTCTATAGTTGATCCCCATCTATCATTCCTTATATCGCCATTGACCCCTTGAAGAGCTGTACCCTGAGCATCAGTACTAACTCCTAGTGCTCCTTGTGGAATGGCATGTTCAACTTTTCCATCTGAGCGAAGAATAACTCTATCTCCATCAGCTAATGCACCGGAAGCTACAGCTTCAAATCTTCCGGAACCCGGAACTGCGTCAGCAGAAGTCCAATTTGTTCCATCACTTGTTAGAAGTTTTCCTGCTGTTCCTGCTACTGGTAATCCGGGATCTGTCTCAGCGTTGGAAACCCAATTTGTTCCATCACTTTTTAAAACGTATCCGGCTAATCCTGGAGTTGGTAATTCCGCTTCATCTCCGGAAATCCAATTTGTTCCATCACTTTTTAAAACTTTTCCGGCCACTCCTGCTGTTGGTAATTCCACTGGAGCATCTCCGGAAGTCCAATTTGTTCCATCACTTGTTAAAATTTTTCCTGTTGTTCCTGGTAATGGTAATTGCGAACCCACCACGCCTGGACGAGTGGCAGCAATTAATAATTCTGTTGCTGAAAGTGCTGTGCCAGCGAAAACGGAAGGTGTACCTGAAGTTGTAGCTAAAGACCCATTAGGTTGTATGTAATATGTAGAACCGGTTGTTAGGCCCGATTGAGCATCATCTGTAGCTCCAGAAAGTTGAATTGTTGCTGTTGCTCCATCAGCATATACACCATCGGAAATTCCTAAGAAATTATCTACAGTAAGATTTGTTACTCCTTCTGATCCGATTGTACCAGTAGTAAGTTGAGTATCTCCAGTCGTTTCAGTATGGCTCACCATAAATTTCCTTCCGGAAGCCGATGCCGCAGCGTGCCAAGGATAAGTTAGAGTATTATCAAACCAGTCGTGATCAGCAATTGTTACCGGGGAACCAACCTCCGTTATAGTAGTACCAGTAATATTAAAGGCTTGGCATATGAGGTCAGCTGACGAGGAAAAAGCGGTTGTTACGCCGTAAAATCTACCTTGAGCGGCGCCGAGTGCAAAGAAAATATTCCATGGTTGTGACGGTGCGGTGTACCCTGGATGGGAAGCCTCCCAGTCTGTGGCAGTTGGGGTAAACCTAGTTCCCCAAGATACTGAAGTTCCACTTACTGTTCCTACGCACATTGTAGCGGGATTATATGTCTTACCTGAAAATACGATTTGGTTTGCTATAGCAGGATTCCATTCACAGTAGGCCCCGTCATCACTATTATCTACACCTTGTCCCGTAAGCTGTATTTCTGAACCCAAACTAGGATAATTATTTGAATCTAAATTAACTATGCGTAAAGCGTGACCTATTCCGCCTCCTCCTGAAGGGTAATGATGTATCCAAAAGAATTTCTTGTGAGTATTAGGATCAAATCGTAAAGATTTAATTTGTCCACCGCCCCATTGATAATTACCAGCAGTGAAAAGCCCTCGTGGCCATGTTGCTGAACCTGGAGTTATAGTAGTAGCGTCCACAGTAACTTTACCTGCTCTCAAAACTGGCATTCGATAGTTAACTGCACCGGAATAATCAAACCAAACATCCATGCCACAAGCATATTCTCTGGTACTACCACTTGAATTGCGATCCCAATCAAAGCAGAAATTACCTTTTTCGAAATGAGGTACACTCGAGCCGTATGAAGCACCCAGATGCATATTAAGAGAAGATTTGGGCACAAATCGCGCAGTCGGTGCGTTTTCAATCATTCCAAATGTAAGTATTGGACTTTTTGTACCCATATAGTCGGCGCCGTATGCAATTGCTACCAAATCAGCTACATCTGGATGAAAATGTATAGCAACAGGACTACTATCGTTATCCGTAGTGATATCAACTGGAGTACCTAATGTTATAGTTGTACCAGATATTGTTCCTACTACGGCCCTTGGATAACCTGTTCCAACTGGCGCGTTTTCGTCTTTATATCCTATGATGAATCTATTCTCGTCAAGTGGATCCCAAGAAATGAACGCTTTCTGCTGTGGTTGATCTGTTTGACTACTGCCTTGAGCCACTGTAGGTTCATCCATCCTTCCACCCATCGTTTGCGATTGAGTATCGGTAGTTGGAGTATCCAGCGGTGCCGGATTATTGGCAACTAGTTTAACCTTTCCATCTGCCTGAAGAATAACTTTATTTCCATTTGCCAAAGATCCAGATGCAACAATTTGTAAAGTATCGACGGCGTAAGCTGCGGCGACTCCTGCTGCTTGAGCGGATGCTTGAGCCGCATTTGCTTTAGTGGTTGCGTCGGTTGCTGCACTGGACAATACTGTCGCTTCGGCTGCTACTCTAGTAATTTGATGTGCTGTTATAGCTGCGGTTGCTGCAGTTCTATCTAGTGTGATGTCTTTTAACACGGCAGAATCAGCTAATAATATTTTCGTTGTGCCAACTGCCGTTCCCACTAAAACTTCCGGTGTATTCGCAGTTGCAGATAAGACTCCATCTCCTTGTAAATAATATTTGGTTCCTATTGTTAAACCTGATTGTGCATCGTCAACTGCGCCGGGAAGTTGAATTGTTGCTGTCGCGCCGCTTGCATATGCATCATCGGAAATACCTAAGAAATTAGTTGCAGTAAGATTGGTTCCGGCTGAACCATAAAACGTAGATTGTGTGAACACAGGATCATTGGAAGGGTTTAAACCCTGGTAATAGAAAGCAAGTATTTTACTTCCAGTACTGGCAGCTTGGGGTGTCTTTGCAAAATTGCTTTCGGACTGAGTAGTTACGAGGTTAGTGGGATGTGAAATTTCTGTCCTGGTGTAAGGGGCAGATATGGTTGTACCGGTCCATGAAAAGGCTTGATGAAATAATGCGCCGTACATGCCCTGTGTATTTATATATCCTACAGCGAAAATTTTGTCTGCAAGAAACTCCATTATCCGCCATGGTGTTTTAACACCATATCCAGAAGTATGTATCTCAAGTGGGGCTCCTATTGTTAGAGTAGTTCCTGAAACAGTTGCAATTGCAATTGCAGGTTTATCACCATGGTTATCGCGGCACCATGATATTAATACAAGATCGGAGACCGCGGTATTCCACATTAATTCAGAATGAGAATACCGGTCAGCTCCACCACTTGCGTCGAGTTTGACTGCGGTGCCGAGGGTAATGGTAGTTCCTGATATAGTACCAATTCTCATCTGCATGTCTTGACTAGCGTGAACAGGTTGCACATATGCAAACTTACCTGCAGTATTCGGATCGAATGCAATAGGTCTTTCCCATGTATTGGTACCAATATTTGAGCCGTTATTTGTTTGTAGCATATGATCTGCCTGGCCCACGGTTCCGAAGGCAACTGAGCCACCATTGTCAGCGCATGTTCCGGCCATCAGATAAGTTTCGGTGCTTGAGCCCATCACGGGATCGTGATTGGCTTCCCAAGATAGAAGAAACCGATTTGTTGCGTTACCGGATCCTGTATACGCAGTATCCCAATCAAACATTGTATAAGCCCCGTAATAATCCATTGGCATACCGCTCGAGGGCATGTTTGTCATGCCGGATGATCCGGATCCAATGATGAACAGACCAGAAGAACCACCATAAGACAACAGAATTATCTTCATCCCATTCATTCCATCTGCCTGACCTATCGCGATTAAAGGGCTCTGCGGGGGCGTCCCTGGAATCATGGTGGAAGGATGATATTTTACTTTCGGGGCGTAGCCATGCGCCGTCCAAGGCATTATAAAAGGAGACAGAGGAAATGATATAGTTGAACCACTTATTGTACCTACACTAGCAGCCATTACATATTGTGAAACGTCTCTATAAATTATCACAAATTTATTTGGATCATTCGGATCAAAATCAACAGACTGGTATTGCGCAGCATTGGTTGAGTTGTGGGCTTGGGTTCTTGTGTTGGAACCATCATCTGCGAGCGGTGCTGTTATATACCCAATAGGATTTGAGACTATTTCAACTGTTCCATCTGATTTAAGAATAACTGATTGTCCATCAGACAATGCTCCGGTTGCAATGGCTTCTGTTGAACCACCGCCTCCGCCTGCTGATACTGCGGAAACCCAATTTGTTCCGTCATGTGTTAAAACTTCATCTAAAGCGCCTGATGGTAAATTGAGATGGCCTGGATCTGCAGTAGTCCAATTTCCAGCGCCATCGCTTTTTAAAACTTGATCTGTTGTGCCGGGATCCGGAATTCGGGAGTCGAACGTAAAGGGTGATCCTAAATATGCCATTTTATGTAATCTCCAAGAAAGACATTAATACATCCAAACTAGATGCGGTATCTGATGTTACGACGATTCTGTCCCCTACCATTAAAACAACTTTCTGATCACCGCCAATTGCTATTAAGCTAGAATTAGCAGGTATGGGTACGTCTTTAACTATATTCGTTACATTTGTTCCATCACTCATAGCAATAGTTGCTTTGACTTGAGAAGCGGTTATATTTGCGCATGACAACCCTATTACTGTAACTTCAGTGCCAGCTGGAACAGCTGATCCGACATCTGTAGCCGATGTTCCAATTGATCTTACTGTGGTATTCTTAAAAGTACTTGCCATGATTTATTTATCCTTTTTCTAGTACTATCCTAGAGCAATTGCCATTGCTATCGCAATTCCAGTGACAAACTGACCGGTAGCGGTTCCTGTCCCGACAGCTAAATCAGTGGTTTCCCAAAATAAACCGGAAGAATTGGAATACAGCTTATTCGCAGTTATCGCGGGCTTTGTTACGTGATCTGTTATTTTTATAGAAGTTCCAGTTGCAAGTTCTGCTACTTTAAGTCCACCTGTTGAATTAGCTGATAATAATGTAGATGCACTTGCCGCACTAGTATCATCAGAAGAAGTTATCGCGTGTGTATGCGATGTAGTGGTAGCGGCATCTGTAGTAATAGCTGTTAATGTATCCGGCGTGCCTAATGTAATTGTTTGTGTATCATTTCCATCCGCACCGCCTGGTCGAACAGATACTTGCATTCCATTGCCGGCAACAACTTCATCTAATCGGCCAGCATCAACCGAAGATTTCATCTGGGCATGTGTTCTATAATGGGCTACTCCACCTGGCGACAATGAAAGAATTCTTCCACCGGATGCTGGAGACCCACTTGGAAGATTTGCAAGTTTAAAATCTCCCTCTACTTCTATTCCGCCTGTTGCTTTAAATGGTACTGTTGACATGTCGTTTATACGCTATGAAAGGTTGCTTCTACTTTGGCTTCTATTTCAACTCCGTCTCCATTGAGAACGTTCATTCCTATATGAGTTGCGCCTGCTGTAGAACCCGAACCATCGGTTGTATCAAAAGTTATTGTTGCAATAATATCATGACCTAATCCACCATATTGATTATTTTCTACTGTTCCGCTTCCACTTTCACAAAATAGATACTTGCGAAATTCAGTTTCATTAGCTCCTGCTTTTAATTTCAGAGCCACCTCTCCGGCAGACCAATTCGCTATGGGAACTTCAAATAACCATGCATTAGCTGCGTCTGCGATAGTAGCATCTGCTACTAGAGTTCGTGTTATATCTTTTTGATACGTATCGGTCCAAGTAGTTAAATCTCCTCCAACAACAGCTGCTTTCGCTACTCCTAAACCGCCGGATGATATTAATTGGCCTGTTGTATTAGATGTAGCATTAGTTGTTCCGTCGGCGTGTACAACATTAGCAAAAACTGATTTAGCAACTCCTATACCGCCGTCTGTTCGAATAGAACCAGTTATACCACTTGATGAATCATCTGTACCGCGCGAATAAAATTCCAGAGCACTAACATTAGCATAAGTTGTAACAGTTAGGCTTCCTGTTGATAATCCACCATCAGTAGTTGTAATAAATGTAAAATCGTCTTCTGATTCATCCCATATAAAAGCAACATTCGCTGAATTACCTCTGTTGATCATAAGACCTTGATCATGGGTAGGATCAACTGAATCACCATTTGCGGATAAAGTAATTAAAGGATCACTGACACTTAAATTCGTTGCATTAACATAGGTAAGTGCACCGTCAACGAATAGGCTTCCATCAATAGCTACATTAGCTGAAAATGTAGCATCTCCGGCTGCTGCGAATTCTTCTACTTTAACTCCACCAGTTGTATTTGCTGCTAATATGTATTCTTGAGTTGCTCCGCTAGTATCATTGGATCCGGTAATGGCGTGCGTATGAGAGTCTACTGTTACAGCATCTGTAGTAGAGGAGGTTATTGTAGATGGTGTGCCTAGTGTAACCGTTTGCGTATCAGTTCCAACTCCGCCGCCTGCTTTGGCGGAAACAGTAATACCATCACCGGCTACTACTGATTCTAATTCACCTGCATCTATTTCTGCTTTTACTTGTGCGAATGTGCGGACATGGACATTAGAATTATTATCTAATTCTAAAATTTTTCCACCAGTTGCTACTGTACCGCCGGTAGAAGTATTATTAAGAGTTAAATCCCCATCTGAAAGAATTCCACTTCTTACTCTAAACTGTTTCATTGCCATTGTTAATCTTCCTTAAATGTTCTGCTAAAAGTTAAGGTGCCCATGGAGTTCCGTCATAATTGGTACACACTGTTCGATGAACAGTAACCACTTGTTGATCAGAAGAAGTAGTAACTTTTAACCGAACATCTGTCCCTAATATATCTGCCGCGATTCCGGGTTCAATTGAAATCGCACCTAATTCTACTTCACCATAAATTACCTGTTCTGTATCTGTTCCATCATGAACTAATGCTATCTCACCGGTCCAATATGCCGTCGTACCCAAAGTGTAATCTTCGCAGGTAACAATGTACTTGGCGGATCTGAATGTATTTATATTAAAAGTATCTGCAACAACCTCTCCTGCAGTAATGGCAAGTGTTCGTGAAGTAGAAAACATCATATCAGAATTAACTGTAAAAGTACCCTTAACCTGAAAATCTTCAAACTCTAGAAGATTTGTATTAACAGCTTTCCAAGCACTCAATGAATCATTATATTGCCACATCATACCATCAGCATATACTGATGCTGCAACGTCTTCTAATTCCCCAATATTTTTTTGAGAAATGTCTAAATTGTCCGGAGTAGTTCCGGGACCAGCAATCCACTTTGATGCAGCTTTATCCCAGTTTAAGATATCTCCATTTGCGATTCCCTCGATAGTAACATCAGTTAATGCGGATATTTTTAGTTGATCTCCAAATGCAAGTAATCTAGTTCCGGTGATAGTGGTAGACCCTATCATAACATTAGATCCAAAATCTAAATATTCAACACCATCTTGTTCTGTTATTCCAATCGATTTGGTAGATAATGTAAGAGTATTACCTTGAAGAAATAAATCTCCAAACGGGGCTTCCGTAGTACCCAAACCGACAGGATTATTACCAGGTTCCGGAGCTTTAGGTTTTAAGTTGACCGTTAAATTTTCTAAATCAATTATACCTAATGATACGGTTGCTTGCTGTTGCATTAATTAAATTCCTTAGATGTTCTATAGATAATTATCAAACACTGTTCGATGAACAGTAACTACTTGTTGATCAGAAGAAGTGGTAACTTTTAATCGAACATTAGAGCCTGTTATATCTGACTCAATTATAGGCATCATTGTAACTGAACCTATTTCCACGTCTCCATAAAGAGACAGTCCTGTATTTGTTCCGTCATGAACCAACATTGCTTGACCCATCCAATAAGCTTTGTTATCTGTGGTATAATCTTCACAGGTGACAATGTACTTAGCAGTTCTATATATATTTATATCAAAGGTATCTACTACAACCTGGCCGGCTAAAATCTGAATTGTTCGTGAAGAAGTATATCTTACTGTGCCTGTTGGGTGCTCGGCGGAGGTTCCAGAATTAACTGAAAACGTTTTAGCTTTAGGAAAATCTAAGTCAAGATCACTCGGATTGAGGCTTGCCCAAGCGTTCGCTGATGGACTATATTGCCACATCATACCTTCTATATAGGTATTGGGTGCAACATCATTTAATTCCGCAATATTTTTTTGAGAAATATCTAAAATAGCTGGATCAAGTGAGAAATCTGCTTGAACCCACTTAGATGTGTCCGCATTCCATTCTATAATATTTCCATCTTCAACTCCGGCTATGGCAACATCAGTTAATTCGGTTGTTTTTAATTGATCCTGGAAAGCTAGTAATGTATCGCCTGAAATTACAGTTGATCCTATCACAACATTAGATCCAAAATCTAAATATTCCACACCGGACATGTCCTTTATTCCGATTGATCTAGTTGATATTGTAAGGGTGTTACCTTGAAGATATAAATCACCAAAAGGTGCTGTTGTTTCACCTAATGAGGGAGCTTTTTCACCGGCACCGACTACTTTAGGTTTTAGATTAACTGTTAAATTTTCAAAATCAACGTTACCTAAATGAACTATATTATCTTGTGAAGCAATTAAATTGATTTCCCCTTGTCGCCCGTCTTCATACAGTAGAGTCATCTTTAACCTTCAAGAAGTAGTTTATTGCCGGATTCTAGTAAAGTCGCGCCTTTTGGACTTGCGGTGGGTCTTAATACTAATGAACCCTCTATCACGCGCCTGGTTATATCAAATTCAGAATTATGAATAACAATGTCGTAATTATAACGGCCGGAAGGAATATCATCGGATGCGGAACCCAATAATCTTAACTGTACTGCTCCCGTCGTCGGGCTTGTTATAGTTGTGGTAAATTTATATACTTTGCTTGCACCGGTCCACTTTTGAAAATAAGCTTCAGCCGTATAGCCTGTTAAATCAGTTGAGCCGCCGCTATCATTTTTAACTGTCAATGATAAAGTATAATCAGAACCTTGATCTGCAAATATATTTACAATGGATGCCATATAATTTCTCCTTATACATTATTTAGGAAAATTATAAATTCATAATTCCATCTAAGTTCCCCATTTATTTCCAAATAAATCTACATGTAATCTGGGGGAATATTTGAAGCCATGTTTCATTGCCATTTCAGCAACATTAAATTTTGTATTTTCTAACATTTCAGATGTTCCACCAACTGGCATTAAATAAATATCTATATAATCTTCCCACCGTGTGTATTTAAGTTCTATTTGTTTAATTTCTTCAATATCCTGTTCATCTTGAACGACAAATTTTAAATACAAATGTGAATTTTGTACTTCTTTATATTGGTGCCAATTTTCAGGTTTAATTGCTTTAAAACCCAATTCACCACTTATACTTAATTTTGGACTACATGACCACGTAATATGATGATCATAAAGACTATACTCATGTAACCATTTAAGAAATTCATCCGTTAAAGCAAATGTACTATTTGTTTCAAATGTAATATTTTTAATATGTCTAAATGAAGGATGACCTAATAAATCTGGCAATTGTTTCTGCCACATCATTGGTTCGCCGCCTGTAATCACCAAATGAATATCCTGTTTATTATCTTCATAATACCATTTTTTATCAGGACAAAGATCTATTAGTTTTTCAGCTATTACATCAGCCTCTTCAAATGTTGATAGATGCATATATTCTTTTGCCCAGCTTGCAGAACTATCACATCCTATTTTCATTACAGGTAATTCTTCAATACTCTTGTACTGACTAACATCAAGTTTTTTCCAAGGCATTTCATCTCGTGGAATTAATTGACCTCTGGGTTGTCCAAATCCAGGACACTCAAAATTACACCCGAATAATCTTAAAAATACACTCGGTGTTCCTACAAATCTTCCTTCGCCCTGAATGCTATAAAACATTTCAGAATGTCTAAGTTTTTTCACAATTCTTTTCTCTTCTTTTTTCAATTCTCTCTCACCTTTTTGTAATTCTTTTATGACTTCTGGAATTCCTGTTCCATCTTTATAAACCGTAATCATTATTCGTCTACGTCGAATAAATCTTCATTCCATTCTCTATGACCTTCACGCCATGCCATGTTGCTTTCTGTTTCACGTACTTCTACTCTATAACACCAGAGCCTTTCAGCTTCGGCCTTTCCCCACATATCGGGAATGAAGATTCCATTCATATATTTGTATAACATAGAAGAAAGACCTTCGCATCCAAGTTTTGGTAATACGGTGAGTTTTGCAATACCACGTTCTTGTAACTGTTTATAAAGTTCCATTTCTGGGTCATCTTCTGCTACCAATAATGTATGATCGAATTGCTCCTCTAAGAAACTTTTAAGTTCACCTAGTCCACCGTAATCTGCAACCCAATTCCTAACATCTAAATGATCTGTACCAAAAAAGAATCTCATAGTAAAACTATAACCATGAATAACATTACAATGACTATCCGCCTTGTATTGTCTATATGCACAAGGAAACTTATCAACATATTCTTTTGTGCTATTATATTTGTATATTCTTGGATCTTTATTCATATTCTTCTTCCTCCTCTCCTTCGGTTTCATCGAATTCATCGTCGATATAAGTATTAGCCAACTCTTTATTGAGCCGACGATGTTTTTTTGACATTTTTTTCAAAACGTCTTTACTAAAACTCTCTCTTGTTTTTTGTTGTTTAAATGACTTTGCCATAGTGTTGGACTCGAGGTTTTTATTTTTTTAAGTTGAGATCTCCGTTTTTTCCTCGCATTTTGTATATGAAGTTGACTAGCCCCTTCATAAAAAATCTTTCCTTTTATATGATCCATTTCATGTAAAAAGATGCGAGCAGATAAATCAGAAAAATAACCATTAAGAGGTTTGTTTTCGGCATCCTCCCAAGATGCAGATAAACTCTTAGGTCTACTTATTTTAATATATAATCCGGGATATGTCAAGCAACCTTCGGTTTCCCAAACAAATTCTTCCGACTCTTCAATAATTTGAGGATTAAATAATACCATGCCATTTCCTTCATGATTCATAGCGAATGCACTATATTGATAACCTATCTGATTTGCAGATAATCCTACCCCATCATAATATTTCATGTTTTCTATTAATTCATCTCTAAATTCAATAGGATCAATCGGAGGGCTCCAGAAACTAAATGGAATAGTTTCCCGTTCTAATAATTCATGCCCTTCTGGTAATAAAGATTTAATCATAATATTATACTAAAGTTTTTTCGTTTTTCAAATTTCATATGAACTCCAAATTTATCATACAAAGTATCTCCCTTGTGAGAAATTACAAAAACATTTATAGTTTCTCCCTGTTCATTGACTATCTTCATAAATTCATCTGTTCCGTCGCCATCTAAGGAACTATCAAATACTTCATCTAATATTAATAAATTAGTATTAACCGAATTTTTTAATTTAGCAACTGTCCTCCATGTAAACAATAGTGCTAGATCAATGCGCATCTTCTCTCCCTCGCTAAAAGAATCATACGTAAAATCATCCCTATATCTTGACTTTATCTCTTCATTAAAGTTCTCATCTAAATTAAAAGATACAAAGAAATTCATTTGAGTTAAATATTTGTTAATCAATTTATTCATGATTGGCAAATATTGTTTTATAATTCTAGATTTTATTCCTTCATCTTTTAAAATACTTTTGGCTGTTTCATTTATAAATTTTTCTTCAATTAATTCCTCTGTTTGAACATTTATTTCCTCAAACTCTTTCCCATATTCCTTTAATTTCTTTTTTTCATCATTTATATCGCCAGTATCTTGTTCTAAATGATTTATGCTTTCTTGCTGTTTTTTAACATATTGATCAATAACACTTATACCATTATTAATTGTTTGTACTGTTGTCTGGTGATCTTGTATGTTTTCTTGAATTGATTGTATTGAAGATAATCGATCTCTGATTGCATTAAGTTCTTCATCAATTTTATCGATTGCTGTTCTGAATTCTTTAATCTTTTCTTGCTTTTGAATAATTTCTTTGTGTTTGAAGGCGTGCTCGATGTTTTGTTTACATGTTGGACAATCATCATTTGTCTCAAAGAAGGTGATATTTTTTTGTTCGGAATCAACATTTCTGAGAATGGAACGTTGATATTCTGTAAGTTTATCATGCTTATTATTCACCTGTTTGGCATCAGACACTTCATTTAAAAATTCTTCTACTGATTTATTAATTTCATCAATTTGTTTTATGCGAGAATCTTTTTCATCTAAGGAATTTTTAATATCTTTTTCATATTTTGAAATAAGAGTTTTGGTTTTACGTTTCAGTTGTAATATATAGTTCTCTTTTAAGTCTATTTTATTTTCAAGTAAATCTTTAGCTGATTTAGTTTTATCTATTTTTAGTTTATTCTCTATTGCATATGTTTTAAGAACATTATTCATAGAAGAAAATATTTGTATGTCTAACAAGTCCTCTATAATATCTCTTCTGTCTGCTGCTTTCAATTGCATGAAGGGGATAAATGAAGAATTCCCCAAAATTACTATTTGAGTAAATGATTTATAATTTAACTTTAATACACTTTTTTCTAAAAATTCTTGAAAATCTCTTACATTAGCATTTTGTTGTAATTGAACACCATCTGTTTCTATTTCAAGGAAATTTGGCTTAATCCCCCTGCGGACTAAAATATGTTTTTTACCAACTAAAAATTCTACCTCAACAACTGCTTCTCTTTCATTGACAGAATTTACTAATTGAGGTTTATTAACATTGCGAAATGGTTTACCAAATAAGCCGAATGTTAAAGCATCAAGCATAGTACTTTTACCTGCGCCGTTATCTCCGATGATAAGTGTAGTTTTAGATCTATCCAGATCTACTTGAGTAAACACGTTGCCGCTACTTAAAAAATTTTTGTAGCGGACAGCTTTAAATACTATCATTAATTCTCAGCTAAAAATCTGGGCTTGCTACCATTTTCGAATTGATATTCATTATCTTTTAGCTGATTTTTTAATACTTGAGATACGAGCTGATTTAATGTTATATCGTTTTCATGAGCCATCAACATCAATTTGTTTAAATCTGGCTCTTCTATTTCAACTTCTATATTTTTTGCTTTAGATTTTGTTTCTTTTTCGTGGGATTTATCATCCATAAAAATTCTCTCTGCTTCTTTCAATGAACAATTATGTTCTCTGGCTATTTCAGGTAAACGCTCACCATAAAACCAGGATGCGTTGTCACTCATATTACTCTAAGGTTAAAGATTCATTATACAGGTTTCTCATTAAAATGTCAAGTCTTTTTTTATCTGCAATTGTTTCCATTTGATCTATATATGAAGATAAAATAGTCATAGTATCTTGAGCTTCGTCAACGAATGTTTCGTCACTATCTAATTCAGCAAAAGATTCAACAACAGTAATATCTCCCACTCCTGATTTATACATTTTATCTAATATCACATCAAATAGATATGGATTAGTTTTATTTTCAACAATTATTTTAATATAACAATTTTTCCATTTATCAAAATCTACACCTTGAACTGTTTCCGCCGTCCATTCTAAATCGTTATAAAAATACTTATGAAACATTTCATGAGGATTTTCAACAAATGTTAATTCTCTGGTCTCAAAATCAAATATGTGAAATCCGCGTGGATCAGCATAATCCATCCAATTTGTTTGGTAGGGATTACCCGTATAATAAATGGTTCCGTTATCACTTTTATGATGAAAGTGACCGCTAAACACCATATCAAATTTTTCAAATAATTTACGATCTAATCCTTCTTGGCAGAATTGGCCTCTAATCATTTCGAATCCATTTACTTCGAGATGACCAAACATCAAATCACATTTAGTACCATTAATTAAATTAACAGCAGAATCATGATTTCCCTTACATATCCACGGCATCATTATAAATGTTGAATCGCAATATGTTAATTCACATGGGTTACTATAAGTTGTAATATTAGAATATTCTTTTAATAAAAGGGCTGGAGAATTTATTTCATTGGTAGTTTTATAGAATGTATCGTGATTGCCGGCTAACATATGGCATTCTATATCATCTTTTGCCATGGGATCAAAAAACATTTGATTAGCATCATAAAGAGATTTATAATTGACAAACTTTCGTCTATCAAATACATCGCCCATATGTATAAGCTTTTTTATATTATGTTCTTTAAGATATGGAAAGAATATATTTTTGTAAAATTTGGTAAAATAACTAGAAAAAGCTATATTATCATTCCTGGCACCGAAGTGTGTATCCGTAAGTATAGCTGTTTTCATGAAGCTGTTTTAGCCTCTACCATATAAGGTACCAATGTATTAGCCGCACTTACTGCAGTTTTTTTTGATTTTCTTGCTTTCGCATCTTCAAAATCTCCTACGAATTTATACATATTTGCTTTTTGTTCTTCTGTTAAAACTTCAACGTTGAAGTGATGATCATCTTGGTCATGATCTGATAATGCAATACTATCAGATAGCATACTATTATTATGAATGGTTTTATATTTTATATAAAGTTGTTTTTTTTCTTTTTGAATTCTTCTAATAAATGCAAAATATATAATTTGGGTAAAATAAGAAAATGGATTAGAAGACCTTTCCGGATTAAAATTATGTGCAGATTGAACACAATTTTCTATTCCATCAGATATCATTTCATCTCTGAAAGTATAATTAACAAAGTTTGGTCTTAAACTTAGTCTTTCCGCAATTTTCATGAAACAGCTTCCAATATAATCTGGAATAATTGGAACTAGTTCTTCTGGATCTTTTTTCTTTACCTCAGCACAATGATTTTTATAACTAACCATTTCTTCATGAAATTTTTTATTATCAACATAATGTATTGATTTCGCTCTGGCCATGATTTACCTATTTTTTAGATGACTTAGTTTTCTTTTTAAGTGCTTTACTAATTACCGCTTTTACTGGTTTCTTTGCTACTTTTTTAACCGGTTTCTTTGCTACTTTTTTAACCGGAGGTTTGAGAATATTTATTTCCTCTTTAGCTGGTTTTTTTATCGGCTTCACTTCTTCGGCATCTTTTTTCAATGCTTCCCTATATACATTTACAATTTCATCCTGAAAATGCTGTGTATCTTTTTCCAACTTTTGCATTGATTCTAAGGTTGGATATTCTTTCTTTTTATGAAAAGATATTGTTTTTTTCATAGTATTTTGGGTAGATAACTCTTCAATATCAACATTAGCTATTTCTGTTGGGTCAAACAACTTCATTGTTTTTTGATGAAATTGAACACTCTGTGGAGTATAATCTCTCTCTGGAATCATTTCTTTCGGAGGAAATACAATTACTGTAGGAGTCCCTATAAGCTGTGCTAAGTAAGAAAAACCGCCGCGTGATGATATTAGATAAGAACAATTTGAAATTGCAGTAAAGAGCTGTTTAGGAGTCATAGTATAATCAAGATATTCTATGCTACGTTTGGATTTTTTCAATTCCGAATTTAAATCATTCCAATATTTATTAACAACCTTTTCATCTCGCGCAATCATTTTATCACCGATATTTTCAAAAGAATTTTGCGAAATTAAATCCCAGCCAATTGGAGGAGAATATTTGTATATGCAAACAGAATCTTTTTTGGGCCTACTCCATTGTGACTTAGTAGGATACCATTCCATTTGTGTTGAAAGAGGTGAAAACACATATTGCTCCATATTAATTGGAACATACTTATACCACATATTTCTATGAGTTCTATCTATATGAGAAAAAAGGCCTTTACCTTTCAAAGCACTTTTATAAGTTCTTAAAATATTTCCAAATGACCTTCTTATTTTAGTAAATTTAATTTCAATATCTGAATCCCATTCTTTAATCATATGTTCAATTTTGGCTAAAGTAGATTCTTTATTATTAAACCCTTTTTCGGCATGTGTATCGTCATATAAAATTTTTAATCTTATAGGCCTAATTTCATTTAGCCATAACCAATAATTCATATTACAAACAATATCGCCATAACCATAATCAGTTATTATGCTAACCATTTTAGACAGATCAACATTTAGTTCATTTAAAAATACTGAATCTATACTATTATGATGATATAATTCGTGTTCTAATTGATGATATTTTGCCCACCTATTAGTAGGTAAAAGAATCCTATTCCCATCAAATAAAACTTTTATTGCTTTTTCCTTATTCATAACTATACCCTATATTATACCCTATTTCTGTATTAATATCAACTGTTAACTTGCCGGTTGATTTTTCTGAAAAAATATATTATAATAAATATGTTGTCGGCACCGGAGAATATATAAAACTATATCTCGATGTGAAACATGCTATATTTAAACTGTTGTTCATTATATTGCGAAATTCGTTCTTTAAAATGTTTAAGAGTATAATTGGTATAAGATTTATAAGATAAATCATCAGCTATATCAAATAATACGGCTTCTGTTTTATTATCACCTTTTCGCAATCCTCTTCCTATCGATTGTAAATTTCTTATCTTAGACTTAGAAGGACTGGCAAAAATGATATTATGAAGATTCCTAATATTAATACCAGTAGAAAATGTTCCGAATGAAGCCACAATAATCGCGTCAGTTTCTTGTTCTGTAATTTTTCTAATTTCTTCTCTATCTGCTCCATCTACTCCTCCATGTACAAAAAATACTTTCCTATTACTCTCTACTTTTTCTTTTATTATATTATATAATATTTTACCATGTTTTTCAACAAATTGAAACAAAAGTAATGTATTTCCTTTTTGATCAACTGCTAGATTTCGAATAAATTTATTTCTTTTAGGATGTCTAACGAGGTAATCCATTTCCTCTTGATATGAAAATCCTTTACACTCTGCTTTTGATTCATCACTATAAGTTAGTATAAGTGCCTTAATAGAAAATTCTGAAAGATATCCAGCATCAATTAAATCTTTTGTTTGGGTTACACTAAAAACCGGGCCAAATAATCCCTCAAGAATTAGCTTGTGAGTTTGAGTATCATCTAATGTACCCGTTGTACCAAATTTATATCTACATTTTTTTAACTTGCTCATTACAGAAGTTAAGGATTTGGCTTTAAATAGATGTGCTTCATCACCCACCATAAACTCGAATCCTTCGAAATAGCTTTTGGGTAAATTATATATTGATTGCCAAGTTGATATAACTATTGGTTTATCAGTTTCTTTTTCTTTACCAGCCTTTATAATATGACAATTTTTTTCTACATCCCAGTTATCACTATATTCTTGAAAATCTGTATACATTTGTTGTGTTAATGATACAGTTGGCACTACTATGAGACTCCTTGTATTATAATACCTTAATAACAAATATATTATAAGAGATTTTCCGGAAGCTGTTGGAGATAAGAGTAAGCACCTATCATTTTGAATACAATGTGTTACAGCTCTTAATTGATAATCTCTGGGTTCTAGATTTAAAGCGTAGTTTCCATATAACCGAGAGCAATCAGTATCAGTGAAATTATTATTACCGAACGTAAAACTTTTATCAACTTGTAATTCATAGTCTCCGACCTCACAGAATTTTTTAACATATTCAGCAAGTCCATAATATAATCTCCCTGTTCTTATATCGAATAATCTAATTTTGCCGTCCCAAAATCCATTTTTGTAAGACGATGTGAATCTAGCATTTGGAACTTCAAACGTAAAATAATCATTTAATTCCGCAGCTTGACCTCTTTCACACTCTACTAATAAATGAACATCATCTATTTTTTTTAATATCATTGTCCCATTGTAAAGCGTAAAAAGTCAATTGCTGATTTAATATTATATCCTCTAGTATTTAGGGATTTGATAATCGATTCTAAAAACTCTACTTTTATCTTTTGATATTCTAATCTTTGATCAGATTCAATTAAATCTTCATCCCCATTTAGATATGTTTCTATTTTAGGTTCATATCCCTTAATTAATTTAACTTTAAATTGTTCCCATCCATGTTCTTCTAATTCTTCTTCACTCATTTTTCCAGCATACCAAATAGTTTTATACTTTAGAAGTCTTTTTTTATCGTAAAAGAATTTTTTTTTGGTGAGAGATTCATCGTTATAAATTCCTAAGTATTTACTATGAAGATTAGGGAGTTTTAATAATTCTAAATCTAATTTGGTATCTTCAATCTGACAATCTTTTTGCCACATTGTTTGAATATCACTTAATTTCATAATGTTTTATGTAGGTTCGTTTAGCCTTGTCATTGTATAATAATTATATTGGAAAACTATGTCTGCTGTAGAATATGTTATATCGGCAGCCATTATATCAAACTGAACTGCTCCGAGAGATTTAGGCCACAAATTATAAAAATCAAATCTTAATGAGGGATTTTTTGAACCAGTAAGAATGAATAAAGATCCAGTTGTATCAACTCCAATTTCTTTTCTTTTTTCATAATCCTTGAAACCGAAAGGTTTTCCTAAACCAATTATCCATGATTGAATTTCTTCCCAATTTCTTAGATATTCATCGACGATTATTGTTATTGAAAATTCATCAAATGTTACATTATCACCGGCAACATAATGTTGTTTATGGGGTGTGGGTATAGCTATTTCTGATATTGAAACACCTGGTAAATTAGCTGTTTGACAGTAAAATTGAGTTTCTGGCATAGCCGAGCAGAGAAATCTGAAGCCAGTAGGTGAAAGGTAATTTATATTATCTGAACCGCGTACGCCGGTGGATTTTTTTGCCATTGATACCTCGTGAGCATAAAAAAAGGGTAAAGAATCTAAGACCCCTTACCCTTATTTATATCACTTAATTTAATACAAGATTACATCAAGTTTGTAACAAGACATCGTCTGTAATAAACATTAGTATTATAAGTGAGTGAT